GGCCCAAAGGGTGATTGGGTTGATATTGGTGCTCCAAAGAAAAAGGGCAAGTTCCAAGCCTGTGGTCGTAAGTCTACTAAAACTAGCAAGAGGAAATATCCAAAATGCGTACCAAGAGCTACTGCGAAGCGCATGACCAAAGGTCAGATCAAGAGTGCTGTTGCAAGGAAGAGAGCAAAGGCACAAGGAGTAGGAGGCAAGCCTACGATGGTCAGGACTTTCAAGAAGCGAAAGAAAGCCGTAAGAAGAAGGACTAAGAAGTAATGGCAGTTTCAGGAACATATAACTTTAATCTAGATATAGATGAAGTTATTCAAGAAGCTACAGAGATGATTGGTGGTGAAAGCACACTTGGTCATGAACCAGCATCTGCTAGACGCTCTATTAATCTTATGCTGAAAGATTGGCAGAATCGTGGTGTGATGCTTTGGAGTACATCTGTTTCTTCTTTAACTGTAACAGCAAGCACTGCTACATATTCATTAGATAGTTCTACTGTAGATGCCCTTGAAGTTGTTATTAATAGAGACGATACAGATTTACAACTAGAAAGAATTAGCTCAGAAGAATATTTACTTATACCAAATAAAACACAAACAGGTAGACCTAATCAATACTCTATTCGTAGAGAAAGAGATAATCCTGTTTTACGTGTGTGGCCTTTACCAGATAATTCAACTGATGTTCTTAAATTAGAATTAGTAAAAGAATTACAAGATGTAAATAAATCAGCAGTACAAAATGCTGATGTGCCTAAAAGATTTTTACCATGTTTAACAATGGGGCTTTCTTATTATATGTCAATGAAACGTCCCGGTGTTCCAGCAGATAGAATACAATTTTTAAAAATTAATTATGAAGAACTTCTTGCAAGAGCTATGCAGGAAGATAGACAAAGAGCCTCTATGCATGTGGTTCCAAGGTTAGGATATATTTAATGGCAAGTACTAAAAATGCTTTAGCTATGTGTGACATTTGTGGGTTTGTTTATCCACATCGTGTAATGAGATTAAATAGCTATGGTATGTTAGTATGTCCAGAAGACTATGAAGGACAATACGATTTAAAAAATCATCCACAAAATAAAGTACCCGATGTTAGAGACAATCCTGCAATACTAAATCCAAGACCAGATGATACAGGCAGAAATTTAACATGGGATCAAGCAACAAGCACATATGATTCAACAGAAAAATTTTGGCAGCTAATATGACAGATTTAACAGGAAGACTTATTTCAAATACTTATAAACAGCTTATACTTGTAAGTTCTGCTGTTAGTAATGAAGGTGTAGATACATCTCTTAAACCTATACAAACAGGAGATGGCACTAATACAGCACTTAAAGTAGCAACTAACGCTGTACAAGTTAGTGGTGCTTTAGGAGTTACTGGTTCTGTTTCTCTTGATAGTAATCTTCATGTAGATGACAGAGTATGTGCTTCTGCATTTTATGGAGACGGTTCAAATATAACAGGTGTTACTGCTGTAATAGCAGGTAATATATCAGTTAGCAACGCTGTAGTAGGTGGTACATTACAAGTATCTAGCACTGCAACTATAGTGGGAGCTACACATTTAAAATCAACTGTTACGGTAGGTGGTGCAGCAAACTTTGGTTCTACAGTTACAGTAGAAGGTAAAGCTGTATTTAAAGATGATGTATCTGTATCAGGGGCAGCTAATTTTGGTAGCACAGTAACTGTAGAAGGCGAAGCTATATTTAATAATAATGTATCTGTAAGTGGTACATTTAATGTAGAGGGTGCAAGTACATTTACATCTAAAGCAACATTTAATAATGATGTTTCTATAAGTGGTAGATTAGATGTAGCTACTTCTGCATGTATAGGAGGTCTTGCTAAATTTAAAGATGACGTATCTGTATCAGGCGGTTTAAATGTAGGAGGGTCAGTTACAATAGCTGGTACAAATATTCAAGCTACTAATGCTAGAGTATGTGCTTCTGCATTTCATGGTGATGGATCTAATTTAACTAATATACAAGCAGAATTAGGTGTTACAACAAATATATCTGTTTCTGGATTTATAAATGCTGGAGGTGCAGTTTCTGTAAGTGGCACATTTAATGCAGTAGGTTCTTCTACATTTAAAAATGATGTTTCAGTATCAGGTAATCTTAGAATTGGTGGAACTACTACAATAGCAGGAGCAGTTAGTTTAGCTTCTACTTTAAGTGTAGCAGGGGCATCTAATTTTGCTAGTACAGTAACAATAGCTGGAGCAGTTTCACTTGCTTCTACTCTTAGTGTAGCAGGTGCATCTAATTTTGCAAGCACTGTTACAATAGCAGGAGCTACAAGTTTAGGATCAACTTTAGATGTAACTGGTAATACTTCTATAGGTGGTACTTTTTTAGCAACAGGTAAGGCTGAATTTGAAGACGATGTATCCGTATCAGGTAATGTTAATATTGGCGGCACTACTACTATTGCTGGTGCAGTTAGCCTAGCTTCTACATTAAGTGTGGGAGGTGCTGCAAACTTTTTAAGTACTGTAACTATTGCTGGTAATAATGTACAAGCAGCAAATGCTAGAGTGTGTGCTAGTGCTTATTATGGTGATGGGTCTAATTTATCTGGTATTACAACATCTATAGAGGGTGATATATCTGTAAGTGCTTTAACAGTTGGCGGTGAAATATCTGTATCAGGTGGACGTATAACAATTAAAACAAGTGCATCTGATCCTGCTAATATTAGATTTTATTGTGAATCAGCTAATGCTCACTATGCAGAATTAAGATCTCCACCTCATGCTTCTTATGCTGGTAATATAACAATTACTCTTCCTAATACAACTGTTACTCTTGTAGGGACATCTACAACTAATACTCTTGTTAATAAAACATTTGGAGATAAGGTAGAGTTTGACAGTGATATATCTGTAAGTGGTAACTCTAATTTAGTTGGTAATGTTTCTATAGGTGGTACATTAATTAATACTGGTAAAGCTGAATTTGAAGATGATGTATCTGTTAGTGGGGCATTAATTGTAGGTGGTGCTTCTCAACTTAATGGCACTGTTACAGTAGCAGGTGCAGTTTCACTTGCCTCTACATTAAGTGTAGGAGGTGCTACTAATTTTGGTAGCACAGTAACGGTTGCAGGTGCAGTTAGTCTTGCATCTACTTTAAGTGTAGGTGGTGCAACACATTTAGCATCTACTGTAACTGTAGCAGGTGCAGCAACTTTTGAAGATGCTGTATCAGTAAGTGGTGCAGTTAATATAGCTGGTAATACATCTGTAGGTGGTACTTTCTTAGCTACAGGCAAAGCAGAGTTTGAAGGTGATGTATCAGTAAGTGGAAAGATTCAAATTAATGCTACTGATGGAACTGAGTCGTTAAATGTTAATGGAGCAATAGGCTCAAAAGGAGCATCATCAGACTTTAGTGCTGGGCCATCAAGAACATTAATTGATAATACAGGTAGCCTTGGTCGGGTTGGTACAGTTAATGGTACAGGTAGTGCAACACCTCTTGGACTTCTAACTGGAAACACAGAGCGTATGCGTATTGATACATCTGGTAGAGTAAATATGGGATCAAGTCTCGACTCAAGCGTAGCTGGATATCAGCTTAAACTTCAATCAACAGGTAATGCTCAACAACTTATAAAAGCTGCCACTAACTATAATAGTACGATTGCTTTTGGTGATCCAGATTCAGATACTGTTGGTGAAATTGTTTACGCTCATAACGGCGATAGCATGAGATTTAATGTTAATGGTGGTGAAAAAGCACGTTTTCTTTCTGGAGGTGGTATAACATTTAATGGTGATACCTCTACAAACAACGCCCTTGATGACTACGAACAAGGCTCATGGACTGCAACACTTGATGGTTCAACATCAGGTCCAAGCACTTCTGTAACTCAAACTGGTGCTTATACTAAAATTGGTAATGTTGTCTTTTGTCATGCGCTTTTTACTAATGTAAACACAACAGGTGCGGCTGGACATGTTCAAATTACCGGGATGCCTTTTGATCCAAATCTTACTATTCCAACAGGTAATGTTATGTCTCAACTAACCTTTAATGTTAATTCTACCACAGCAAATATTACTCCATTTATAGCATCAGCAACATTACTAAGATTTTATGGAACTCTTGAAGGTGCAAATGTATGGGTAGCAATGCAACACTCAGCAGGAACAGGTAGATATTTATATTTTTCTATAATGTATCATACAAATGAATAAAAGGAATAAAAAATGTCACTTACAGAAGAACAAATTGTAGACAAAATTGAAGTTGTAGAGAATGGTATTGTGAGAGTTCGCACTGCCACAGTTATTAAAAAAGATGATGTAGAAATAAATCGTAGCTTTCATAGGCACTTTTTAGTTCCCGGTGATAATCTTGATGGACAAACTGCAAGAGTTAGTGCGATAGCTAATGCAGTATGGACTGATGAAGTAATAGCTTCTTATAAAGCATCACAACCTAAACTTGAAGAGTAAGGAAAAATAAAATGGCTAGTACTTTTACCACTAACCTGAGACTTAATAAACAAGGTGACGGAGATAATGCAAATAGTTGGGGACAAGTTCTCAATGATGGTGTTATTAGTCTTGTTGATGATGCAGTTGCTGGTTATACAGTCGTAACAGTAGGAAGCACTGCTAATGTTACACTAACTCAAAATCAAGGTAGTGGAGATCAGGCTCGTTCTGCTTTTCTTGAAATTACAGGATCTGTAGGTGGAACTCATAGTGCTATTAATGTTCTTATACCTAATAATTCTAAAAGTTACGTAGTACGTAATGCTGTATCTTATGCTTCTGCTGGTGCAGACATTATATTAAAAGTTGCTGGACAAACTGGTGTTACAATAAGACCAACAGAAAATCAATTTGTAATAACTAATGGGACAAGTGTTTTTAATGTTGCTCCAACAGAGTTTAGTTCTTTAACTGTAACTGGTTCAGCTACATTCTCATCTGATGTAACTGTAGGAGGAAATATGCATGTAAGTTCTAAAGTATGTGCCTCTGCATTTCATGGTGATGGTTCTAACTTAACAGGTATTGTTGCTGTTCCAACTGGGTGTGTTTTACCTTACGCTGCTTCTGTAGCTCCTTCTGGATTTTTATTTTGTTTTGGTCAAGCAGTAAGTCGTTCTACATATTCTGATTTATTTGGAGTTATCACAAGCATATATGGTGATGGTGACGGTTCAAGCACATTTAATTTACCTGACTTACGTGGTCGTGTTATTGCTGCTCTAGATAGCATGGGTGGTCAAGTAGCTGGTAGACTTACAAATCAATCAGGTGGTGTGCATGGTACTGTTCTTGGTGCTGGTGGTGGTCTTGAAACACACACACTAACTGAAGCTCAACTTGCTGCACATACTCATGGAGCAGGATCTTATGTAATTAATACTGGTGGTGATGCGGCACAAAATTCTTCTAGTGGTGCTGTATTTAGACAAGATCTTACACGAACTACACCTGTGAGTGGTTCCTCTGGATCTACTGGTAGTGGTTCAGCACATAACAACGTACAACCTACTCTTGTACTAACGTATATTATTAAGACATAATATGGCACAATTACAAACATTTAAACTAGCTCCGGGTTTTCATAGAGAATCTACCCAATATGCAGAAGAGGGTAAGTGGTTTGATGGAAACCGTGTTAGGTTTCGTGAAGGCAAGCCTGAAAACATGCGAGGCTATGAAACAAGAGCAGGGGGAGATAAATTTGATGGATCAGCTAGAGCACTATTAGCATGGAAACCTGCTAGTAATATTCCTACTGCAATATTTGGCACACCTGAAAAAGTTTATATTCATGAATCAGATGAGTTATATGATATAACACCTATAACAGAAAAAACTACTTTAACAAATTGTTTTGGTACAAGTTCTGGTGAAGTTAGAGTTTGTTGTTCTGACAATGCACATGGTAGAGTAGTAGGAGACTATGTTTTATTTACATCTTCAGCAGCATTTAATGCTGTAAGTTTACAAGGTAATATATATCAAGTTGTATCTGTTGAAAGTGCAAATGCTTTTACAATTAATGTAACAACCGCTGCTAATGCAACTGGTAGTGATGTGGGAAGTGCGACATTTAATTATTATATACCAACAGGTAATTCTATAGCGGCGGCAGGTTTAGGTTGGGCGGCTGGATCTTATAATGCAGCAGAGCCTACATCTGTGGGTATTAGTAAAATAACTACAACTGGTGGTAATACATTAGTTACAATATCTTGTGCGGCTGCACATGGAGGTGTGGCAAATGATTTTGTATATTTCGTACCAACTACCACTAATGTAACTCCTGTTACTGTAGGTGGTAATTTAGTTTTAACAAAGCCAACAGATAATAGTGTAGATATTGGTGGTCCTCAATTTACTATTGTATCTGTTAATGGAACACAGATAATTGTTAGTGTAAATACAGCAGCATCTGCATCAGGAGACACTACATCTAATATAAACATGACTGCTCTTGTATATCCACAAACAGGTGGTGGAGCAGCAGCTAAAACAAGAGGATGGAATCAACCTGCATCAGCTAGTGCTACTGAGATAGTTTTAGATATATCACAGTGGAGTTTTGATAACTGGGGTAATGATGTTGTAGCTAATAGAAAAGGTGGTGGATTATTTTACTATGATTCTGATGCAAGTACAGAACCAACAAGAGCTACTTCTGTTACAACATCACCTGTAAGCACAAACTCTATTATTGTGTCTCCTAATGATAGGCATCTTATTTGTCTTGGTACAAATAGATTTGAAGCTACTGCTACAGTTAGTGGTACATTTGATCCTATGCTTGTTCGTTGGTCTGACCAAGATGATAGAAATGAATGGAATCCAACTGCTGCAACAGATTCTGGTGAGGTTGTATTAACAGATGGAACTAGAATAGTTGGTGCTGTTCGTGCAAGAAATGCTATTAATATTTGGACAGATAATGCTCTTTGGCTTATGCAATTTGTTGGTGGTGCTTTTGTATTTAAGTTTCAACAAGTAGGAACTAACTGTGGACTTATAGGGCAACATGCAGCTATAGATTATAACGGCACTACATATTGGATGGGTTATGATAATTTTTATGTTTATTCTGGTGCGGTGCAAGTTTTAGATTGTACGGTTCGTAGATTTATATTTGATGATCTTAATACATCTTATTATGATAAAGTTTACTGTGGTATTAATTCTGAGTTTAGAGAAATAATATGGCTCTATGTTTCTAATGGTAATACAGAATGTAATAAGTACGTTATTTATAATCCAGAAGAAAGATATTGGGTATACGGTGAAATGATATTTACTACATTTACTGATCGTAGTGTATTTGGAAATACTATAACAACTGGCGTAACTGTAGCTGGAAATAATATTTATAATAATGAACCACCGGGTATATTTACAGGTAGTGAAGAAACATTAACATCTTTTGTAGAGTCTGGTGACTTTGATATTAATGATGGTAATCAGGTTATGTTTATGAATAAGATTATTCCTGACTATGATCTATCAGGGGGACAAATTAAATTTAAAATAATAACAAAGAAATATCCTGAAAGCACAGAACAGACTACAAAAGAGTTTGATATATTTAGTAATACAGAAAAAATTGATATAAGAGCTAGAGGAAGGCAAGCTAAAATTAGGGTATCTTGTGCATCAAATAATGCTAGTTGGAGATGGGGATCAGTTCGTCTAGCATTACAAGGTGATGGTGAGAGATAATGGCAACATATCCTATTTTACCTTTTGCACTAACAAATGAAGACTTGGTAGATATGTATAATCAAGTAAGAACATGGGGAGATGTTTTAATTCAAGAGTTAGATGCAAGAGATTTAGATATAGATAATGCGGCGGCATCAACTGTTTTTACTGTAACAACAGTAACTCAGATAGGTCGCCCACAAAAAGGTGACATAGCATATTCAGTAAGTTCAGGTAAGTTTAAAGGATATGTTAGTCTTGGTGCAGAAACTTCATGGCAAGATTTAAACTAATGTCTAAATTAATAGATCATATAAACCTCATTAATAATAGTACTCTATTAGGTAATTTAAATACTGGACAAGCTATTGATCCTAATAGATATAGGCTTGATCAAAAACAAGAATTTGTGAAAATGAAAAAATTAAGTTATAATAGTATGATGGACAATAATTTTAAAGGTGGGTTAGATGGCAATACCTAAAGATATTTTAAATACTGCTGGTGTTGTTGCAATGGACAACCTGTTAAAAAGAGCAGGAGTTACAACAGAAGAATTTGAAAAAACATCACAAGCTATTAAACCTATAACACAAGAAGATGTTATTCAAGGCATGGAACAAGCTATGCCAATGCTACAACAAGATCCAAGTCAAAGATCAATGAATGTTATGCCCTCTGATCCTACAAGAGTTGCTGGCGTAGAAAATGTCAAAAGAGCTTTAGATTCTGGATCTTCTTTGGATACACTTGCTATGATGCGTATGCAACAGCAACCCACTATGCAAGCAAAAGCTGGTACAGAGGGGATGGTTGTTAGTTTTGGTAGTGGTCCTGTTCCCGGCGAGGGACATGGTATGCAAGATAATATACAAATGCCTATAATAGAAAAAGGTAAACAGGTAGCAAGACTTGCTGTAAGTCCAGATGAATATATTGTAGATGCACATACAATGTCTGCTCTTGGCAATGGTAGTGCAGATGCAGGTGCAGACGTGATGGATAAAGTAGTAAAAGAAATACGACAGAAAGCTTTTGGTACAACTAAACAGCCAAAACAAATAAATGGATTAGCTTCATTGAGATCAGCAATAGGATAGTAACATGTTAGATTTTATATTTGGTAGAACTAAAACAAGCCCCACGTCAACTGTAAAAACAGTCTCAAAGTTACCTGAAGAGCTTGCACCTTATGTTAAAGAGGTTTTAAAAGAAGCTCAAGAACAATATGCTTTAGATAAGGAAGAACCATATCTGCCATATGAAGGAGAGACTATTGCTCCTCGTGATCAATTAGAACTTGATGCTATTGAAAAATTAAAAGGCTTAGTTGGCATACAAGATTCTAGAAGAGAAGAAGCTGAAGAATTAATAAGAGGACTGCCTACTGAATTTACGTCAGATATTGCTGAAAAATTTATGAGTCCTTATCAACAAGCAGTTGTTGATGTACAAAAAAGAAAAGCTCAAGAAGATTTTGAACAAAGAATTATGCCAGAGTTTGAAAAACAAGCTATAGCTGCTGGAGGATTATCTGGTCTTGGTAGTCGTGCTGGTGTTCAAGCTGCCCTTCTTGGTACAGGACAAGCACAAACATTAGCAGATATACAAGCTGCCGGATCACAAAAAGCTTATGAAGATGCATTTAGACAGTTTACTATAGCCGATCAACTTGGTAGACAAAGGGCCGCTGATATACAAAAGTTTGGTTTAGATGAATTTAATGTTGGTCTTGCTGAAGCTGGATTATTACAAGACTTAGGACAAGCTGAAAGAGCAGAAAGTCAAAGATTATTAGACAAAGAATTTTCTGATTATTTAGAAGAAAAAGAATTTCCTAAACAAGCTCTTGCTCAATACTCTAGTTTTGTTTATGGTAATCCATTTTTACGAACGCCTGATACAACAAAAACTACGATGGGTCCAGCAGGATCTAGAACTGGTCAGTTACTTAGTGCTGGTCTTACCGGACTACAACTATATGGATTGGGTGGTGGTGGAACTAAAGGTGGATTTAGTCTTCCCAATTTAGCTAAAAATATTTCTAAACCATTCTTTGGTGCAACAGGTGGTAATGTGCGTGGTTTAGGTGGATTACCTGTAGTTAGAAAATCTCTAGGTGGTGGTAATTTAGCTCAACTTATAAGTAGACAACAACAACTTATAGATGAACAAGGATTAGAAGATGAGATGGCAGGAGGAGGTTCTGCACCAATACAAAATGTATTGTTTAATCAAAAACAAAAAAGCACTTTTGATCTTGGTTTAGGATCTCTAGTTGAAACTGCAAAAGCACAAAGAGAAGCTATAGCTAGAGGAAAAGAGGCTAGAAAAGCAGCTATTAAAAAACAAAAAGAAGCACTTGCAAGAGCTACTAGAATAGAAGCATTTGATGCTGCAAGAAAAGCAGCTTTAGAGACAGGAGGAATCCTACCAACTCTTGATGCATTTTTAGGTAAATCAATAAAAGGAAAATCAGCAGCCGATGTTGCTATTTCTGAGAAAGAAGAAGCAGCAGCTAAACAAGATATTGCTGATATGACTACAAGCATAGCAAGTCAATCAGCTTTATTAAAAGCTAGAGCAGAGGTAGCTAAAGCTCGTAGAAAAGGATTACTAGATGCTAAAGATGCAGCAAAAATAATAAAAGATTTAGAACCAATTTTAAGTCAGGGTGGTGAAGGGGCAGTAAAAGCATTTTATGACAAATATCCTCAAATGCGCTCAATATTACAACCTCTTCTTGAAGATAGATTAGCTCTCTCTGGAATGAGTAGAATTGGTGGTGGTCCACAATCAGTAAAAAATTTATTGCCTAAAGTAACAGTCAAACAAGCATCACCTAAAGCTAAACCATAAGGTACATTATAATGTCTGAACCTAAAATAACTTATGATGGGTTATTAGAAAATAAAGATTTTATTGATTCTACATATCATGTCTTACAAGGATTAGGAGAAAATGTTGCTTATGATCCTAAAGATATTCTAGATACTTTCTTAACTAAGAAAAGATATTTTGATACTAATATACTTTCTACGTATAATACTGGTCAAGATATGAAAGATCTAGATGAAGATCGTAAACAATTATTAAGATATTCTCTAGAACAAGTAGAACAAATGCCAACCTTCTTTCAGGAAGGTGGAGCACCAATGGGTGCTGCTTTAACAGATTATCTATTAGCTGGTGCAACTGACCCCACTAACTTTGTAGCAGCCATTGCTTCAGCCTTTACATTAGGTTCTGGAGGTGCTGCTGTTATGGGAGCAAAAGAGTTAGCAAAACAAGGAGTTAGGTCAGCACTTAAATCTAGAGTAAAAGCTCTTACAACTAAACCTGTTCAATACAGTTTAGCTGTTGAAGGAGGTATTGCAGGAGCAGGTGGTGCGGCTCAAAGTATTATTGCTCAAGATGTTGAAAAAGATATAGGCTTAGAAAGAGATTCTATTTTAGATATAGGTGGTATAGATTTTGGTCGTGCTGCATTACAAGGTTTAGCAGAAGGACTTATATCTCCTGCTGTTGGTGTGACAGGGAGTTTAGCAATAGGTGGTGCTAAAGATTCAGTTGGTAAACTTATTGATAATAGTGAAGCTGCTAAGACTGCATCAAATTTTTTAGCTAAAAACTTTTTACCTACTGCCAATCTTAAAGACTCAACTAGACGTTTAGCTGAAAGAAGAACTGGTGAGATTAAACCATTCTCAGATAGAGCCTCTGAAATACAAGAACAATTTGCTAAAGCATCTGAAAAAGAAAATGTTGATGTTGATATTCAAAATAGAGCTTTAGAAAATGATGCTGAAGCATTAGATATATTAAGAACAAATGCGCCTGAGACTTATCAACAGGTTACAAACTTTAGAAGTCTTATAGATGAGACAACTAAGTATGCCTCTGAATCTAAATTACCAAATAAAGTTAAAGAAAAAATATTTGGAGATAATTCTAACTATGCTCGTAACGTAGCTGATTCATACTTTGCCCTAACAAGAGAACCTTTTAAAAAGTTCTTAGAAAAGAATCCTAATATAATTGAAGATTATAAAGCAACAGTTATCTTAAATAAGGATAAAGATACATACAAAAGTATTGCTGATAAAATATTAGATAAAGATGGTAATATAGCTATGTCTGAAGAGGCAACTAATAAAGTATTACTAGATAAAATAAAAGAATTATATACACCTTCTAGAGCAAAAAGAACATTAAAAGGTCCATTTGAAAAAAAAGCACCAGAGGGTGATATACCTGATTCGGTAAAGACAATAATTGGTTATAATAATACTCCAGCTTTTCGTATATTAGATAGTATAAATGGTATAACAGAAGCAGCCTCTCGAACAAACCTAGCTTCAGATATAGGTGCTGATGCACTTAATAAAAATTTAGGCATACGTGCTAAAAGTGCAGGAGAAGCTTCTCAAAAATTTGATGGTAAAGAAGTTGTACGTCTTATAGATAGTTCTAAACCCGGTGAAAAAGCAACATCTGTTTTTCAATTACCTAGAGGTTTTATTGAAAAAGATTTAAAAGATATTTATATAGAAAAAAATCATGCTAGTAAATTAAAAGAATTATTTGATGATAATATATTTGCTAGAGATATTTTAAATAGAGATGATGCTGTTGGGGCTGCATATAGAACTTTTATAGGAACACAAACTTTTGCTAAAGCAGGTAAAACTGTTTATAGTCCTTTAGCTCAAGCAAGAAACTTTCTTGGAGCAATGGGATATGCTGCCTCTAGTGGTAATATTAAAGGCATATATGATGGTATTAAAGCTGGTGGTATTAAATCTTATACTAATTTAACTAATAAAGAAAAATCAGAAAAATTTGTAAAAGAGTGGACTGAGTTTCAACAACAAGGTTTACAAGGTTCTAATATTGATTTAAATCAAGCAGTAAACAGAATACAAGATATTGCAGATACTACAGGTGATAGAAGTATAGCTTCTAAATTATTGTTCTTAGGTAAACCCGGAAAAAAAGCAAGAGAAATTTATCAAGCTAACGATGATATATTTAAGTTTGGAGTCTATAAAAATGAAAAAATAAAAGAAGGTAAAATATTTGATGCATTTACACCTGAAAAACAAAATGAGTTACTAACAAACTTTAAACGTGAATATAATATAGATGGACCAGTAACAAAAGAAGATTATATTAAAGAAAGAGCAGCAATAAGAACAGCAAACTTAACTCCTATATATGATCGTATTCCTCTAATATTAGAAAAACTAAGAGCAGTGCCTATTATTGGTACGTTTACTGCGTATCCAGCAGAGCGTTTAAGAAATACTTATCAGTTATTTAAAACTGCTGCTGATGATTTAAACTTAGGATTTGAAACAAATAATAAAGAGTTACAAAAATCTGCGGCAGCAAGATTATTACAATTTAATGCAGCCCAAGGAGCAGTATATAGTGCCGCCTTACTTACAAATGAAGCGTTAGGAACATCTGAAATATTAGAAAATTTAAGACAATACATACTACCAGAGTATCAAAGAGATAATGCTATTGTTGTAACTAGAGTAGACAAAGATGGTAATCCTTATATAAGAGATTTAAGTTATCTTAATGCAGATTCTCATATAGCTAGTCTAGTAGTTCCTTTTATATTAAAAGCATCTAGAGGAGAAGATGTATCTAAAGATTTAGATAAACAAATACTTACTTCTGGAGTAAAACTTCTTGAACCTTTTGTTAGTCAGTCACTTGCACTAGATGGAGCACAAGGTTTATTAAGCTATGTAAAAACTGGTGATATAGATGTTTTACGTGGTGTTGTAAAAGCTATTGAACCCGGATTTATAAAACTTGCAAGAGATATGGTTATAGATTCTGGTGCATTAGATAATAAAGATAGTTCTCTTTATGATATAGATAAGTTTTTAAATCCTCGATACTATGGAGAAACTCCTCAAAGAGCAGAAGGTATTGCTGATCTTTTAGATATGAATGGTATTGCATTACCTGGACTTAAAGAAGAGAAAATAGATTTAACTAAAGCTACTGGTTTTGCATTAAGACAATTAAGTAATAATGCTAATAGTAATTGGTCTGATTTTAACAAGGGTTTAAAAAATAAATTAAATGATCCAACCGCAGTTTATGATTTAGCTCCTATCTTAAAAGACTATGATGAAGCTCAAAAAGATCAGTATGCTTTTCAACAAGGTCTTTCTAAACTATACGGTGATCTTAGATATTTTTTACCTAAAAATAAAGCTTTAAGATTATTTAAGAATAATATTGATTTAGGTAGAGCAATACCCTCTCAAAAAGAATTAGCTTCAATATTTAATGGTAGATATGCTATAAGGCAAATAAGTCAAGATTCAAAATATTTTAGAGATTTATTAAATAATCTTAGAAATAAAACTAATAGAAATTTTTCTGGAGAAATAAATACTTTAAGAAGAAGTTTATTAGATGTAGAAAAATTCTATCGTGGTAGAGATTTAAGATTAGATCCACCTGATTTAGTGATTGGAGAAGAGTGATGCCAGAAAGTGCAATGATATGGAATCTTATACTTAGCGGATTTGCTGGTATGGTAATATGGTGGATACGTGGTGTGAATACAAAACTAGATGAGGCACGTATATTAGTTAGTAAGACTAGAGAAGAGATAGCAAAAGAGTATGCACGTAAAGATGAAGTTGAACGAGATATAGAAAAACTTATAGATCGTTTTGATAAACTTGAAACTAAACTAGATAATATGATGGAAAGGATTTGTAGATAATGTCAACACATTGGACTTACTTTACAGAAAAAGAAATGAGATGTAAAGGTACAGATGAGTGTTTAATGGACGAAAAGTTCATGGAAAAATTAGAGTGTCTTCGTGAGTGTTATGATAGACCAATGATTATCACATCAGGTTATAGAAGTCAAGCACACAACAGTGCAATAGGTGGCTCTCCTAATTCAGCACATGTACAAGGACGTGCAGTAGATGTAGCTGTAACAGGATCAGATGCTTATGATCTTATTAGATTAGCAATAGAGCATAAATTTACAGGTATAGGTGTAGCTCAACGTGGAGCACATAATAAAAGATTTATTCATATAGATGATATGGATGACTCAGATCGTAGTCCTAGACCTACAGTGTGGAGTTACAAGTAGTGGAGCCTGTACAATCACATATTATGGGCATGAGCATGGCTCCCATAGAAGTATACACACGACATACAATACAATCTGGTGGAGATGAACTTACTTACATAACACGTAAATATACAATGGATGGTCCTGTTGTAAGAGTATCTGAGTCCTCCACCACATTGTATGATAGGTATGGTCAAGAAGTAGAAGTTGGTAAATCAAACAGTACAAAAGAGATATTTGTATGAGTTGATAGATTGAGGGGTAATTTTGGTTGATCCGGTCACAGTTATTAGTGGCATAGCGTTAGCTAACAAAGCATTTAAAGAAGTAAAACAACTTCTTCAGAATGGTAGAACAGTTGCAGATTGTGGTAAGCAGCTAACTGATTGGGCTAAAGGCTGTTCACAAGTACAAGAAGAAAACAATAGAACAAAACTAATGGGCAGTTCTAGTTCAGAGACTGCCATGAAGCGTCTGTTACATACTCAGACTGTACAAAGACAAAGAGAAGAGCTTCGTGAGTTTATGCAACTCTATGGAACTCCGGGTAGTTGGCAACAATTTCTAGCTCTGGAGAGAGAAGCAAGACTTGAATTAAAAAAAGCAAAGCAAAATGCAGCAAAAAAACAAGCTCAGAGATTAGAGAAAATAAAAAACATTGGACTAGCTGCTTTAATAACTTTATTTGCTGCTGTAATAATAGTGATAGGTACAGTGGTATATCTAAATATACCTACAGAATAGGGAGTCTATTATGAGTGAAGATAAAAAAGAAGATATGATACCAGATAAATCTGTATATCAGACTAATAGAAGACGTATGGCTTGGCTTGTGATGGGAATGTTACTTGCTATGACTATAGCTATTATAATTGTACCAGATCGTTATGGTAATAATAATGTTATGGAGATGGCTTATCTAGCCTTATCAGGTTTAATTGCAGCTTACTTTGGTGCTGCTGCTTATCAGGCAGGTAAGTTAGGCAGTAAGAGATAAAAATTTTATTTTTTCTTCTACCCACTTTTTTATCTTGAAGTCATAAATAATTTTATTTCTTAAATCTTTATCTAATTCTTTCAAATCTTCCTCATCCCAGTGAGGTGTAGATAATAGTTTTTTATATCTTTTTTTATATTTATTTAATAAAAATTTTTTTCTATCATCTATGTCTGGAATTAATTTATTAGAAAGCATAATATTACATTCACGGCAAGAATCTACCATAGGAACTGGATCATTATGAGATGCTTTTTTTCTACCACCTTTATAGTTTAATGAATAAAAAGAATAAGGTATAGTATGATCTAAATCTGTAGCAAAATCATTATTACAATAAATACAAAGTTTCATATTAATTCTCAGCGGTCAGCTTTGCTCCTCTTTTTTTCTTACCCTTTAACTTTTTTAACATATATAGTGCAGCTTCTTTATATGTAGTAATAATAACTATATTACCATCAGAATCATACACCTTCCATTTCCTTGGCATCTTCTTCTATATCCCCCTCTTCAAATATGTTACTTGCAAAGTCACACTTCTGTAATAGATTAATAACTTTATCTTCTCCTAATGTATTAAGACATCCAACAATAGCTGTTTCTAGTGTGTCTTTATCTAACCCCGAATTGACATCACTATTAGCACCACGTATTCTAGATAATAATTCTAACGCTTTGAGCGCACTATTTGAGTGACCGTTGTTTTTAGCAAACTCATACTGCTTTTCTAATTCACCTATAACATCTACATCTGTTTCAAGTTGTTGCTCTAGTTCGTGAACTCTATCAACAACCTCTTGATTCTGCATGAGACGGTAGCCCTGATTAGCTGCTGAGTCAGGAGCATAACCAGCATTCTTTGCAGCTTCTGTAGCATTACGATGTAATATGTAGGACTGTGCAAACTTCTCTTGCTTTTCATTAAGAGCCACTAGATTCTCCTACTGTCTCACGTTCAATATCATTATGATCAAACTCTGCCCAATATAATTCAAGAGCCTCACCATCTGATATAGCTTCAAACTGGTGATATTCTCCGGGTTTTACTGTTGTCCATTCACCTTTATTTAGAATAGTTTCATCTACAAGATCATAGTCATTCTTCCATACTCTGATAATAAGCTGACCTTTAGTTACATAGAAACCATTCCACTTATATTTGTGTTTATGTTTACTACATTTACTACCTTTATTAAATATAATGTGGTGAAATTCAAATACACCATTTTGAAATATGGTAGATGTTTGACCCCAGACTTTACCTGCTTTCATTGTTTCATATTATCTCTTTGGACACCTTTCCACTTCTCTGCTGTACGCATACCGCCAAGACCAAGAAGAGCAAGAACAAGACTTGTTAGTTCTCCTGTTTCTAACATAGGTAATGTTACTGTAGGATACCAAGTTATAATAATCCATGAAGATATAGGTGCAAGAATAAACTGCCAACCAAGACCTAGAGCACATATCCACATGATGGCAGGTCTAGCTCCGGCTACAAAGATAGAAGGGTGTTTAGCTTGCTCTATATTAGCTTGTGTTTGAGCAAGATCAAGGCTAATCATCTGTTGTTTTAGTTCAGCCTCTAGTTTAGTCTTGAGGTCTTTGTCTTCTACAAACTTATCAAGAACTTTACCAGCTACACCTATAACACTATCTGCTAGTCCTAACATTATGTTACTCCTTACACTTCATAGTCTAAAAGTATTTCTTCATCTTTTAATATTTTTTTATGTGTTACTACGTTATAAATTATAAAGTCATCCCAATCTTGAGATATAATTAAATGACAGTTTGGTTTCTCTGAGTGATTTATAAAACCACCCATAGGGGTTCTTACATAGCCTACAATCATGGGATATTTAATATGTGTAGATCCTAAATCTGTTTTAGATTTAATATCTTCTTTTGCAAAGATACCATATCCGTGTATGTCACTCTTTTTTATCTTAACATTACTAGGTAGAGGATCATAATAAAATCTATTGTATCTTAATACAGTCATTCTTTTTTAGGCTTAGTTTTTAATGGTATAATTGTAGGTCTTGGTATTATTTTATAAGCATTTAAACGCTTCTTATCATTATCTTCATCATCTGCATAAACATAGATAGTTAGATATGGATAATCCATAGATAATCTAGCAATAAATTGCAGCCATTCTTCAACAGGATATAATGATACATGAACATTCTCACCATTAGGGAAATGTTTCATAGCAGGTAGACAACATATGTTAAGAAATACTACGTTTGTAGAGTATTTAAATATCTCATCAATAACCCAAGTAAGATCTTGATGTGGCACATGTTCTAAAACATCAGTGCATATTACAATATCATAAACACCAGTTGGTAACTTACTATGTTCTTCTTCACCGGGATCATACAAAGTGATATCTTTTATACCCCAAAACTCATGTATTGGTTTATCTAAGAAATCAGAGTCAGGAACTGTATGAAACTTATCTGTGTAAGGATGTCCTTTACCACAACCATAATCTAGCAGTGTTTCACACTTATGTTTGTTAATTATTTGTTCAAGTGGTCCAGCAAATCTTACTAAACTTCTACCGTTAAACATACCTTCACTATATGCATGTAACTTTTCATATTCTTTTAGTAGATCTTTATATCTTTGAGATGTATTATCTCTACTATATTCTTCATTATATTCAATCATAATAATCTTTAAACGCTGGACGCTTCTCCTTACTTTGTTTAATATCCCACAAGGCTGATATCATTGTATTTTCACCATGAAACTCTAATACACCGTCAAGACCGGGATCATCAAATACTTTTTCACAGTCTTGCGCCATAGCTAAAAGCTCACCTGTAGTCCAGTAAGTAACGTCTCCTACATTGACCTGTATATATTTAGGTTTAGGTGTTTCACCACCCTCTATATCACCTGTAGTTTCTGTCTTTTCTTCTGCTGTTGGTTCTTCACGACAGCAATCAAAGCCAAAGAGATGTATCTCTCTAAAGCCCATCGTGTGCATTAAGCCAATACCACGCATAGCCGCACAAGTGCCACCTGTAATTAATGTAGCACCTTGCGGTATACCTAACTCTTCGTTAAGCTGCACAGTTTGATTTATTATCTGTGTGCCTCGTTCTTGTTCTTGTCTCATGAAGTCTGTAAAAGCATGCCATCCCCATATTTTACCATTACCATCTCTAATATGTTTAGTAACAGAGGGATCTGTCATAGAGGCAACAAAGAATAAAGTTTCTTTATTTATATCTTTAAACAAATCTTTACGCACAATATTGTGTGTGCTCTTACCTTCTATTGAACGAGGATCTAGAACAATACATCCCCACGGTATTATACCATTCTTTAATAGAGTAGGATAAGCATGTTTAACAGCTAGTATTTTAGGTCTAATACCTCTTGCTAAATATGTGTGCATAAACTCTTTTAGAGCTACACAATCTAAGTAGGGGCCAGCAGATACAACAATACCCACTTCTCTATGAGGAGGGTGTTTAGATACCCAGTTGTCTTCTCCTATCATTTTTATATTGGTTTGTATATTACTTACAATATAATCTTTAGGTACACAATCTCTAGGATGAACTACGATAGGAACACGTTTAACATCTTCTGGAAGATCTTTTAAATCAGGATCATGTAAGAATACAGCTAAGTGTGTAGTGCCACCGCCAAGAACTCTATCACTAGAGGGAAGCACATATTTTCTAGTGGTAGCTGCATCATCAAATGTAACCCATCCATCTACGTCTGGTACTTCATCTGTCTCTACTTTTTTTGTAGGGACAGCTTTAAATACTTGGTTGACACCTTGATAGGCATCAGGTGGTATTTCTTCTGCTTCATCTTTTGTAAAGTAATGATCTGCAACAACAACAGGTATATCTTTTAAAGTATTATATTCATACTCTACAGTATTGAAGCTATTACCACTACCAATGAGAGCAAAATCAATATCATTATCTGCTTTAATATTGAGTACATCTTTAACATTACCCTTAGTTAACTCAAAACTAAAATCTTTTTGTCTTTCTTTTTTAACAAACTCTTGAAACTCTGTTAGTCTAGCTTCAACAGCAGCTAAAGTATTGTGAGCTTTAGAGTTAAACTCTTCTTGATCTATCTCTGGTGTAGCATCTTCAAATAAATCATAACCAATGTAGTGAACTTTATCTGACTTTTCAAAAGCAGCAAGAGACATCTCTATAGCTCTACCGCCATTCCATGTTCCTGTCTCTAAGATAGTCTGTGGTTTGTAGTGCCTAACTATATCTGCAAGTTGTTTGTATCTTCCCGGTAAGATATCTGGTGATGTTTCTTTATCAGATAGAGGAACTATTCTATTACCTTTTGCATCTCTAAGTTTTCTAGATGCAGGGTCACGTAAATCTACGAATAAATTATTTAATACACTAATACCATTTTCTGTAAATAATTTATAATTTAAACCTCGTGCTTGGTAGAGAGGTAGTATTGAACCTAGTATAAAGTTAAATCCCCACTCTCTATAATCTGTAAATCTATCTGTAATATACGCTCCTTTTACGTCTGCAAGAAGTTCTACAACAGATTGGCTTTGTAAATTAAAACCAGCAAAATGATTTCTATGCTCAACTAAAGCTAGGGACAATGCATTAGAGTCATCACTAAAGATAGCTTTTAAACTATTTAATCTTATGTCTCTTACTGTGCAGCAGTTAGCATCTAACCAAAACAACCAAGAGTCGTTATCTTTAAATGCCTCTTCACTTATGGCAAATACTTTTGGTCCCTCTGATGTAACATCAATGATAGAATTATACTGAACACTGCCGCCCTCTGTACCATCATGAGTTTTATTACGCTCCATAAACTCAGAGAAGCCATCTATATCATTTAGATTATGATAATAAATATTCTTTTTCTTAGGTAAAGAATAATTAGATAAATCTAAATTATAATAATAACAATGAAAATCTATGCTAGGTTGCCAGCTTGAGGCAAACTGCTCTATTAGTTTTGATCCATTAAGTTTTAGTAATGTTTCATCAAAACATGTAACTACTTTATATTTCATAAGGTTTTATCTGTCCTGTTCCTGCAAGGTAAGTGTAATCAGCGTTCCATTCTGCTGCATACTGACCATCAATTTTTCTACTAGAAGTCCATCCTTTAAACCAAGGACCACCTGTAGTAAAGTGTACATTCTTAGCTTCAATCTCTTCAGGTGAGTGGTTGTCTAACCAGTTCCATTCTTCGTGTATAGAACCAATGTCAGCTTCTTTGTCTGGCAACCAACCAAAAGCATGAAGCCACTGGCCTGTCTGAGTATTAACAACTTCTGGTGTTAAATTTTTATTGAGAGGATGACTACAATTCCAAAGAATAAAACTAGACCAGTTTTTTCTACGATAGTTTTGTTGAACTCTGCCATCCATTTTAAAACCATCACCCGGTTCATATTTATGTTTTACACAATATAAAGGATAATAGTCTAAATTATATTCTTCAAATAAATTATTAATATCTATACGTGGATACATGTCACAGTCCATGTATAATGCCCAACCCTCATACATGTTCATGGCTGGTACAAGAAAACGTGTAAAACTAAACTCACTAGAAAAAGGTTTTTTATCTATATCATCTATCTGTTGTCCATCAACAGTAGTATATGTCCTTGTATACATACCATTAAGTTCTAAAATATCTTTTTTTATAGGAACTATACGAACATTCTCAACAGAGATACGTTCTATCGTAAATTTTAAAACATCATAGGCTACTTGTTCTTTAGGATCATAGCCTATGTAAACTGTGTTAGGTGCTTTTCTCATGGTTTCTCCAGAAAAAGAGAGGTGGTTTTACCCACCCCTCCATAGTTCTATTGTATTTCTATTTGTTTGGGTTTCTCTTCTTCAGGAACTACAATGTTAATGTGTAATGTTAACAGACCATCCTCAAAAGATACATCACTTACAATGGCATTTTGTAGTAGTGAGAACTTCTTTGTAAATGGTCTTTTAGCAATACCTTTATGTATATATTTTTTATCTACAGTAGCACCTACATCATCTACTTTTTTATTATTAGATATAGTAACATTATTTTTTTCTTGTATTACAGAAATGTCTTCTTTAGAAAGACCAGCAAGTGCTAGTGTAATCTCATAGGAAGTATCAGAGTGTTTAACAATATCATAAGGTGGATACTGAGTGGTCTGCTCTTTCAGACCGTATAACAGACTATCAAATCCTATTGAGTTTTCTAAAAAGTTTTTTACCATTGAATCTGTATATGGAAACATAATTAACTCCTTTATTAAGCTTAGTTAATGTGATCTATTATTAGCATCACCCATATATTATACTATATTATAACCCATTTGTCAAGAACTTTTTTTACTTGGCACTGTATCAGCTATTTTATTTTTAGATAGTTTAAATCTTAACTCATCAATAATAGCACTTGTAGTTTCTGAAAAAAGTCCCGGCACTATTGCATGTATTATTGAAAATATCATAGCAAAAAATAGATAAGGAATCATACTTAATGCAAACCAAAAGTGTTTCCAATAAGACATTTTTACTTCTTGTAAGTGTTCTTTAGTTTGCCCAAACATCTGACCAATCTCCTTGTAATGCACCTTTAGCGTAGTCTGTAGCTCTGTTCTCAAAGAAGTTTGTATGAGTAGGAGCGTTGATCATAGTCTCTACCCAAGGTAGTGGGTTAGTTTTTACTTTGAAGATACCTTTCATACCCATAGATATAAGCCTACGATCTGCTATATACCGAATATATTCCTTAACTTCTGACGGACTAAGACCATCAATCGCACCCATCTTAAACGCAAGATCGACAAATTTATCTTCCAGTTCAACCATCTTAGTTGCCGTTTTATAGATTTCTGACTTTGTTTTGTCATTCCAAACCTCCCGATTTTCTTCAACATAAGTTCTGAAAAGTTTGATCATACCTTCTGCATGTTGTGTTTCATCTACGATAGACCATGTAACTATCTGTCCCATGCCCTTCATCTTACCATGTCTAGGAAAGTTTAACAACATAATAAAAGAAGAGAACAATGCTAGTCCCTCTGTAAATGCAGAGATAGCTGCAATCTGCAAAGGTATAGGCATGTTATCTTTTGATACATGATACTTGAAGAACTCATGTTTGTCTCGCATAGCCTCGTATTCATTGAACTCGTTGTATGTGCTTTCTGGCATACCAAGTGATTCAATCAAGTGAGAGTATGCTGCTACATGAAGTGCTTCTCTAGCACAGAAACCAGTGAGCATCATACGCACTTCTGGTTGTGGAAAATGTGGTAGATAATTTTCTACATAACCACCAGACACATCTATGTCTGACTGTGTAAAGAATCTAAATATATTAGTAAGAAAATATTTCTCTTCTGTAGTTAGTTTGTTTTTCCAATCTTTAACATCTTCAAGCATTGGTACTTCTGTGTGTAACCAATGAGATTGCTCATGCTTGAGCCACGCATCATAAGCCCAAGGATAGTGAAAAGGTTTAAAGTATTCTCGTTCATCTTGAAGTTTTAATTTATTCATGTTCGCCCCCTTTTGCTCTTCCTAAACCACCTGTAAATATCTCAGGTTTATCTTTTGCTAACTTAAAAGTTATAGCAGTTATAAATAGACCTGCTATTAATAATATATGTGCTATTGCAGATATACCAAATACGACAAAAGATCCAACATAAATACTAAATATAATACACCACATCCATGCTAGAACTTGCATTATCATGTGTCTAACTGACATACTTGGTATATTACTTAGTGGGTTGTATCTATTGTCCATTATAGACATCCAACAACTTCCTATGTACTTAATCACGTATCAACCCCCTCCTCTCTATCTTCTTTCTCTATTTTTTCAAACTCTTTAGATTCTTCTTTAGTCACACAGAGAAACTCACTTACTTCTGCACCCTCTATGTGACTGTAAGTCTGCTCACCAAACAATACTAGATCGCTAATGTTTTCTGTAACAAATTCAAAACATTCTACCTGAGTTTCAAACACTAATTCTTTGTCGTGTTTATGACTAACGATAAACGTATTACCATCTAGATAATCATTAAAGTTTGGAAAGAACATTACAATAATAATTATAAATTTAGCCATAACTATTTACCATGATTAGGGTGAAAATTATAATTTATATTTGCTAGTTCTCTAGCTTTTATTGCTTCCTCTAAATTATCATAACTTCCTAAGTGGATATCCTTGTTATTAACCTTAATACGTGCTGTATATTTCTTGTTAGTTTTATGCCATGTCACTCCAGTATATCCAGTTGTACTATTTTTTTGAAGTGTTCTATTTTTTTGATTTTCAAAACCAGATACTTCTCTAAGATTTATTATTCTATTATCAGTTGCATCATGATTAATGTGATCTATTTGATCTTTAGGCCAACAACCATAGTAATGTAGCCAAATTATACGATGTGCGTAATATTTTATTTCAAAAATTGTACCTACTTTTCTTCTAATTCTTCCATGTTTTGAGCTATAGTCTTTCTCTTTAGTAATAAATGCTTCCTTACCAGCATATCTAGTGTTCCATCTACGTGCGAAACGTTCACTTTTAAAATATTTTAGAGATCTTTCTTTCCAAAAAAGTTTTCCAGTATTAGGATTATAGTATAATAATTCTCTAACTATTTCAGCAGTAAGTTCCATAGTAATCTCCTTATCCTTCACAAGCAAGGCACTCATCCCCAGATGCCAATGCTTCCATATCTAACTCATTAATAATCTGTCTCTCAATCTTACGACTAACTTTGTCAGCCTTACCAATCTTTTCTGAACGACAATAGTACATAGTCTTTAGTCCTTTCTTCCATGCCATGTAGTGTATAGCATGTAAGTACTTAATCTCAGCATCAGGTCTAAAGAATACATTAAGAGATTGTGATTGGTCAATGTATTGTTGTCTGTCTGATGCGTGTTCTATTACCCACCTCTGATCTATTTCCATAGCTGTTTTAAATATCTCTTTCTCTTCAGATGATAAGCATCTAAGATGCTGCACAGAACCATCATTAGCTATGATACTAGACCAGATGCGATCATAGTTTAGCTTAGTATCTTCTTCACACTTAGTCTTAATAATACTATCTAAGAACTTGTTTTTATTTAAGAAAGATCCACTAAGAGTATCTTGTCTATAAGCATTAGCTCTCCAAGGTTCTATTGATGGAGAAGTATTGCCCATGATAATAGAGCTAGAAGCATTAGGTGCAATAGCCATAACATGACTACACCTTAGTCCTGTACCTACAGCATCAGGAGCCTCACCTCGCACTAAAGCTAAACTTCTATTAGCTTGATCTAAACCTTCTCTAATATGTTTAAACATTCTAATGTTGTGAGACTTAGCTAACGCACAATCAAATGGGACACCTTTGCTCTGTAGATATGCGTGAAATCCAAGTGCTCCCACTCCGACACTGCGCTCTTGTTTCGCACTATAACGAGCACGACGAATAGTATCAGGAGCGTTGAGAATAAAATTTTCCAAAACATTATCTAGCATCTCCAGAGTATCTGGTAAAAACATTTTATCTTTTGACCACTCATCAAAGTATTCTAAATTAACAGATGACAAGCAGCATACGGCAGTCCTGTCTTCTGATGTAGGGAGAATAATCTCTGAGCAAAGATTAGATTGATTTACTTTTAAACCTTTCTGCTTTAACCATGCTGGCATCTCAGCGTTAGACTTATCTATAAAATGTAGGTACGGTTCACCTGTTTGCATACGCATCTCAAGTATCCGTTGCCAAAGTTCTTTAGCTGAAACAACATCACGTACTTCTTTACTATGCGGATCAACTAGATCCCATGAATCATCAGCATATGGATTAACCATGCAGTGTTCAAGAACACTCATAAACTCATCTGATATATTAATACCATGATGCATATTAAGACAACGAAAGTTTTGATCTCCAGTTGGTTTACGCATCTCAAGAAACATGAGTATGTCTGGATGTGATATATCTAGATATGCAGCATAACTACCTCTACGAGTTCTACCTTGTCTGTATGCTAGGCTGGATGCGTCATACATTTTGAGGTGGGGCATAACTCCGGTGGACTTATCATCGGATGAACGTATACCAAAACCAACGCCAACACCACCACCAAGCATAGAAAGCCAATTAGTCTCACTTAAATTCTCCACTAACCCTTGAGAGCTATCATCAATATAATTAAGATAGCAAGAAATAGGAAGCCCACGTTTAGATCGTCCATACGATAGTATAGGCGTTGAATACGAAAGCCAATGTTTTGAAGCATACTCATATAATCTTTGAGCATGTTCTTTATCAGAACCAAAACAACTAGATACATAAGCAAACCTCTCTTGTGGTGAGATCTCATCGTCCATCATGTAAGCCTCTTTGAGACGAGTGATCCCTAACTCATCAAAAAGATTGTCTCTCTCAGGAGAGATTGTAATATCATCTTTAATCATTTGCCCCTACTCATTGTAGTATAAATCTAAAATCATTTCTGCGTAGTGTATTACTTTTTCTATGTCTTTCCTACCCTCTCCTTTTGTACGATGTCTTGTTATATACTTAACGATATTACCTTCACAAAATGTTAAGTTATTTTTTTCTATATATTCTATAGGTTGTATCGCACAATCTTTGTAGTGATCTCCACCTACTTGTTTTTCTAGTGATGATTCTTCTCTCATTTTTCTAAGTATATATTCATCTCGTGATTCGTTTCTTTTAGACATACTCCCCTCTATAAAAAAGAATGTAACTTTTTTCTCATCTCTGTATTATCTTTTGATGTAACAGCCTTCACAGCAAAGGTTCTTATTGTTTTAGGATCAACGCCAGCTAACTCACAAGTGTAAACAAAGTTCTCACATGTAACACCAATAGAGGCAAAGACCCACGCATGAGCTTGATCTCTCAGCAAAGATGTTTCTACCGTTTCATTATCTTCTTTAGGTTTAGATAAGTCAAGCAGTGCTCTTAAAATAATTGCTAAGTTTAAACTTCGATCAGGATCTTTTCCTGTTAAATCATATAAAGATTCTTTTTGTTCTAATTCATCTTCCATCTGGAGGTTCTTGTACTGGCCTATAAAATTTACCTCCTACATAATTATTGTAGAAGGCTGGTTCATCTGTTCCCTCTAGGGTTGCTGTTAATACATGGTTTATTACTTGATAGTAACACTCATAGTATTTTAAACTTCTTTTATTTTTACATTCACAAATAATCTCAAATTTAAATGCACGTTTACCTAAGTTTTTTATATCTTCATTTAAGTATTTACTAGATCCTGTATATACTTTCCAATTAGACTCTACCTTTTTACCTTTTCGAGTTATGAAATATTGTTTACAGCCTATGTAAGATTTTTTTGTTTTCTTGTTTGTTATTTTATAAACGAAACCAAAGTGTGTATTTGGGTCTGGTTTCTTACGATACTTCCAATGCATATAATTCTTCTACATCTGGTTCTTTTTCTACGTGTGTTAAAAACCTGTTACCTTTTGAATATTTAAATATACGTAATCCTTTACCTTTATTAGAGTCAGACCAACACGTTTGCTTATGACTACAATAGACACAACCAACAGAAAGCTTACGATTACCAGACTTGCCATCAGGTATATCAGCATAACACTTATCAGGCAAACTACTTTTATTAACGACATCTTTAAGATGTTTGACTCTTGCTGTTGCATTGATCATATCCATCTGATGTATTTTAGATAAGCATATCTCTCCAGTAGATTTATTTATAGCAAGAAATGCTGCACTATCTATATCATTAGCTTGTGCATAAGCAGATACTTGAGCAACGTAACCAAAAGGATCATCTTCTAGTAAATTATTTCTTTTAAATTTATCAAAACCAAAACCACTAGCAGACTTGCAGTCAACAAGAACACCATCAATAACAGAGTCTTGATGACCAGCTACACCATCAATGTATACTTCTTTTTGTTGATCTTTAACTTCATGCCCTGCAATAGTGGAGAACAAAAGTAAAAGCTCTTCTAAAATATAACCATATAAAAACTTTATTCTAGTTGATGGTTTAAGTTGATGCTCTTCAATAGGTTTATTTATATCAAACCAAATCTGTCTGTCTGGTTTACCGATTGCAGATAATCTTAAACCTTTCCTATCTCTAGGAACATCATATAAAAATTCTTTAATGTGTACCTTTAGCATTTCACCAAAAGTATCTATGTGTTTATCTACTTGCGCTTCATCCATATCTATAGGATCAAGACTAAATAAATTATATATATCTTCTACAAGAGTATCAATAGTTTTCATTGTAAAATGGGGGGAGCAGTGCAGAGAGGAAACACCACTCCCCCTCTCCTTATTTAGAAGGGAACAGAGGCTGACTCTTGTACGTAACCACCGTCAACCGGGGCAAAGTCTTCCCTGCTATTTGCGTATTCAATAAAATCCACAACCTGAACAGCAGCAAGGTCGGCAGATACGCCAGACTTACCAGCATAGTTCCATTCATAAGGAATGGCTTTTACATTTACAAGACTGCCATTGGCAATCAACTTATCATCCCACAGATTATTCTGTGAGTCTTTAACAACAGGTGGCTTTCGCTCACTGCCATCTTTACGCATCACTTTACGTTTGATGGTAACAAAGTCTCCACGTTCATCACCTTTATTTGTTATTTTGAGATTGGCTCCCTCAATAACAGATCTATTTTCATCATTCACTTCAACTTGAATAGACCAAACTGGGTCAAACTTTGTATTTGGTTCAGTGATTGATGCGTAGTGACATTTTCCTGTAATGTAAATTGGATCATTCATGATCTTTATGTTCTCCATTTAAGTTTCACTGGACTATTCCAGCCTTGATTGTCTAGTAACTTATACACAATAGCATACCATAATTTAGTTGTCAAGTAATTTAATGTGTTTCTGACCAATTATTTCCAACTTTATAATCAGAGTCTAAGTCACATTTAAAATTAAATATTTTTTGTGTCTGGTACATTGCCTCCTTTGTTAGTTTACAAAATCTTTGAACATCTGGTTTAGCTACTTCAAACTGGTACTCATCATGAACAGATGCTACTAGCTTTGCATCAACTCCAGATCTTCTAACCTTTTCATTTATCTGCACAAGCCATTGCTTACAGACTATAGCACCAGCACCTTGTAGTAAAGTATTTAGTGCTGCATGTTCTGATCTAATGTGTAGTCTTCTGCCATCAAGACCTTTAATAGTCCCACTCTGAGCAGCCTCTGATACATTTGATCTTAGTACTTTCAAAGCTGGCATATTAGATAAGAACTTAGATATTAATCTTTGTCCTGTAGAAGCAGAACCACCAACGACTTTACCTATCTTAGCTGGCCCTGCACCATACAGAAAAGCATAGATAAAAGTCTTAGCTTGATCTCTAGTTTTTAATCCTGCTGCTCTTTGATTAGCAGTATGTACGTCACCAGTTAAAACCTCTTCTGTAAAATTAGTATCGTTCATATAGTGTGCAAGACATCTGAGTTCAAGACCACTTGCATCAGTGCCTACAAGTTTATGTGTGTCGCTGTTTGACACTCCCCATAGTGCTCTACATTCTTTTCCATAAGGACTATAGACTGCTGGCACTTGGGCCATGTTGGGACTGTGGTGAGCCATACGGCCAGTGATAGTTTTAAGAGTAAGAACACTACCATGAACACGTAAGTCATTACTACATTCCTTTATCCAAGATTTTAAAAGACCAGTTCTCTTTTGTAGGAGAAAGTATCTACTAAACATCTCCGCTTCTGGCATTTTAATTTTAGATAGTACAGCTTCATTGATTACAACATTACCTTTTTCTGTGTATACATCTGGCTCCCAACCACGTCTCATCAATCGGTCTGCTATTTGTTGTCGAGATGCTATATTAAATGGTATTTCTTTTGTCTTAGTTTTAAGCTCTACAATAGTAGGCTCAAACATTTCTATTGATTGTCTTTCTAACTCATGTTGTTCATCTTCTAATTTAGCTAAGAGTAACTGACCCTCTTTCATGTTAAACGCAAAGCCATTACGTTCTTGATTATCTATAATAACTCTAACATCTCTTTCTAATTCATAAGACTTTTTAGAAAACTTTGTGCCTTCTAACTCAAGACGCTGCGCTACTTTTCTAGTTAATGCTACGTCTTGTTTACAGTAGTCTAACATCTCAAGAGTGAAATGATTGAAGTCATCGTAATCAAACTTATGATAATTTAATTCTTTACCCCATGCTTTTAGACTATGACCTCCATCCCTGATGGGATTAAATAGTTGAGACTCCAACAAAGTATCACGTACTTGTGAAGAAGATATTTTAGATCCTGTTAATTTATTTAAGACAGGAGCATCAAAGCTAAGACCATTGTGCATTATGAATGTATCTATTTTCTTTGACCACTGCCCAAATTCTTTACACTGATCTCCTACCCACTCACGCATCTCTCCTGTTTTATAATGTTGTGCTACTATGCAGTGTATACGACTAGCATCTAAGCTGTCTGTCTCTATGTCTACTACTGCTGTAGTCATGGTATGTCTATGAGGTTCGCCTTCTCTACTGGTATATGAAAAAACTTTTCTCCCTTGGAGATATTTTTATTGTAAGCTTCTTTAACTTCACAATCAAGTAAAACATTTGCATCAATGTGCCAAGCTTTCTCACAGTCATTACGAAACACCATGAAAGTAAAGAGAGCATTGGGATATTCTTTCTGCCACTTATCAAGTAGTCTCTTCTTTCTATGCGGTATACGTATCTCAGTCCAAGACTCAGGCCACTCTCCCTTCCATGCATACTTTACCTCTACCTCATAGAGGTGATGTGTCTCTGTTCTTGCTTTGCATATAATGTCAAAGTCTTTACGTTCTGTTGTATCAACAGTTGTGTAGTTCATGGTGCTGATAAGTTTAAATGCTGCATCTTTTGCAGCCCGGTCAGCTTTGTCGTATAGTTTTTTGTTAAAAGCTTTTCTTACTTCACTCATCTTCATCATCCATCAATGGGTTATCAATCTGTGACATTCTACCTGAATCTTTATCATAATGCAAGTGACAAGCTACACCAGTGTCACCAGTGTATCTATTTTTTAAGATACGTATGGTAGTGGTGTTAGCTTCTACGTCATCGTCTGCTTGTTGGTTACGTTCTAGTGCGATTACTGCATCAGATAGGTGAGCAATAGAAGCAGAGCCACGTAGATGCGAGAGCGATACTTCACGTCCATCCTCATGACCACGATCACCTGACGGTCTACGTAGGTGACTGACAAGCAGTAGAGCTATGCCTGTTTCTTCTACGAGAGATCGTAGCTTAGTCATAAGAATATCTATAGACTTACGTTCATCACCATTGTCCTCTTGACCTGATACAAGGATAGATAAGTGATCCAAGAAGACCCACTTACACTCTAATGCTTTTGCCATGTATCTCACACGATCTAGTATCTCATCGTTTTCAATAGAACCAAAGTGATCAAAGGCAAAGAACCTACCAGACCCAATTGTCTTTTTCTGCCACTCGTTAAGTTGCTCTTGTGTGTACTGCTCACGTATCTCTTTAATGTACAGTCTGGCATTTGCTTCTACACTCATGATATTGAACGCAGTGTTACGTGTATTCTCTTCAAGAGCTAATACACCAATGTTATCTTCAGTGTTACACATAATGTGATGCATTAGCTCACGCATGATACTGGACTTACCCATGCCAGCACCAGAGGTAAACGTCACTAGCTCACCTGTACGCATACCGTAGGTTTTCTCATTCATCTTAGACCAAGGATATAGGCATGTCTCATTTACCTTCTCATCGTAAAGAGACGTACCAAGATCAGCGAGATTAATTATACCTACTGGTGTGTATGTTCTAGCGTTCCACCACGTATTAACAAACCTCTCACGTTGTCCTGTCTTCAGATACTCATTAGCATCTTTTAGATCCAGACTCATGATCTTACATTTATTTGGTTCAAATAACTTAGCTACCTTTTGTTCTGCTTCTCTACCCTGCTTGTCATTATCAAAGCATAAGACAATCTGATCAAACTTATTTAAGTAGTCCAGAGCTTGTTGACAATTCTTCAAAGCAGATGCTGCACCATTCTTGATGGACACTACAGGCCACTTAGAACCTAGTAACTCGTAAGCAGACATAGCATCTAGCTCACCTTCACACACAGTAATGTATTTACCACCCTGATTAAACTTGTTCTGCCCAAACAGAACTGCACCAGACATGTTACCCTCAGAGTAAAACTTTTTATCTTGTGTCTGTCTAAACTTGGTAGCTATATGATTGTTATCTTTATCGTAATATTCATATCGGTGGTCAGTGATCATAGATCCTTGCATAGAGACAGTAACACCATACTCTCTGCAAGTCTTCTCACTAATTTTTCTGTCAGCTATCGCTGCAAAATTAAAAGATTTATTTTTATTAAGTTGATACGAGTTCTGTTGTTGTATCATGTTGCCCTCTGATTTATAGTTTGGTGGAAAGTATGTCTCACAACTGTAACAAAAATGATGGCCGTCATCATATTCTACGTTAGCATCACTTGAATCACATGTAAAGCAAGGCTTGCGGCTAATAGCGTGAGAGTTATCTCTATCATACTCTTTTAATCCTGTATACATCTTTTACCCCTAGATATTTAAGTAGTCCTTCTCTATTTATTATCTCCTCCATTGCTTCTCTCTTTGTTTTAAAACTTAAAGATAATATTTTATTATTAATAAATAATTTCCACATAATTATTCAAACAAGTCATCACTTAATAGATAATTTACTATGTCTTCTTTGTCTTCCATTACTTCATCAACCTCTTTTTTAGCAAGACGTTTGGCATCTTTAAGAGAGTAACCCTCTTCTTCATACTGTCTGGTAAGGTCTTTAAAGATATCGTTTCTCTCTCTGTCCCAAAGATTTTTAGCCATTTATTTCAACCCATTTGTTTCTACTATCTTTTTCATACTGAGAAAGTTTCTTTCGCAACTCTGCGATTTCTTCATCTCTTTTTCTTATTATATCTTTTAGTTGTTTAATATGTTTATGTTCTATCATTTTAATAATATACTGTCAACATAAAAGATATGTGTGCCTATTGCACCAAGATAAATAAATCTTGGATTTTTACTCCAATAAGGATCTACATAGTTAGCATGGTAGTGTGTAGCACCAAGTGTCATATCTATTTTAACACCTTGCATAGCAAGAGATGCTGCATCAATAGCTTCTTTGTAAGCTTTTATATTTTTTATTCTTTCTGGTTTGCCGTCACACCAATATGAAAAATGGCATTTATTTCTTATTGGTTTACTATTTATATATTTACCCTGATGCACTACCTCACAGATTGTATCTGGATAATTATCATACTTAACTCTTTCTAAAACTACATTAGCTACAGCCAACTGCGCTATAAAACTTTCTGATCTAGCCTCAAAGTAAACAGCCTCAGATAAACAAGCTAACTCATCTGCTTTAGATCTTGAGGACATAAGAACTATCATTACCGTGGCTAAAATAAGAGTAACAACTAATTTATAATTAATATTCATTGTAACCTCTCTATGTTTACATTGTTTAAAAATCTACCATTAACGTAACGAACACCTTCATCCATTAAAAATTCTACAGCTTCTTCATAGGTATCAAATAAACATATAGACTCATCGTTCTCAGATATAAGAACATCAAAGTCTGTAAGATGTTTTATTATATCAGTTTCATACTGAGTTATAATAAACTTAGTCATTCAATGACCTTCATCTAAGTAACAATTAAATGTATGAATAACCTCAGATAGTTTATCATTATCTGAAGTTACTACTTTACCATTTAAATGTAGCACAGATAGTATTTCTACTGCTTCTTCTACAGCCTCATACATTGATAATGTCATTGCTATACTCCTCATATCCAGCCCAGAACATATTTACTTGAGACTCTATCCAACTATTTAATTCTTCAAAACTTACTTCATCTGTAGGGGTATCGCATAAAACGATCTCCCAATATTCATCAAGAGCAGTTAGAACTATTGGATCAGAGTCTCCATCTCTGAGATATTTATATACTTGTCTTTCGTTTGTAAACGTAGGAATCTTCATCATGAACCTCTATTATATCACAAAAAAGTGGAAAGTAAAAACTTAAATTAATAAGCCTTTACTTTCCGTAGTTTACCACACTAAGCAGCTTCAGCAACAAACTCTTTCCAAGTGTCAGAGCGTAACCAATTAGTTACTTTCTCTTGACGTTTGTAAAGTGTACCCTGATCTCCACTACGAGTCAAGTTGAATGGACCATAACCATGTGAGGAGTAATGTGTCATGGCAGACATTGCGGCGAAAGCATTGTCACCACGAGTAAACCTCTCAATATTGTACTGTCTAAATAACTTGTCTGCAAGTGTACCAGACCTTCCAACATCTTTAGTTTTAGTAAGAGTATTAAATAGGTTAAAGACTTTTAGACTGTTTACTTTCTTATCTGCTAGTCTCTGATAACTATCCACAATTTCTTTGTGGTTGTCCATAGTAATAGCAAACGCTTCGATAAAACCATCACTGTTGAAGTTACGAGTGTGCCTCTTACGAGTTACGTCATACTTACCTGTCACCGTACCATTTGTACAGAAAAAGTCTATCAGACCAGACCACATGACTACTGATCCCTTACCATCAAAACTATTCTTCATGACAAATCGTAGACCAAACTCAGTCTTGTGTCCTACATCAGTCTGTATTCCATATTTTACTTTTGGAAAGATGTATTCAGAATAACACACTCTACCATTTTTAAGAATAGTATCTTTAATATGGACATCTTGGAGCACAAGCGGATCAAAGAAGTTTATCATCTGCTTCTGTAGTGGTTCAAGTATTTCTGCATTTTCTACTACACGATAGTCCTTGTTTACCACTGAGATATATTCTTCCATACCTTGGCTGTTTCTACGAGTTAGCATCTTGACATCAGGTGCATCTATCTTACCACCTATGCCTCGCACACTCTGCTTGTACACTGGGAACATTATGTCTCTTGTTTCAAGTAACTGTTGCATTTTTTTATCCTCTCAATGCTAGTTGTAAACGATCTTTTGATAAGTTTATCTCATCTTGTTCAGTTTTTCTATCTTGAATTTCATTCAAGGCTAATGATTTAGTATAGCCATATGATCTTCTAGGTGGGTAATAATAATTACGATTACTTTTTTCACATTTTCCTTTCCTAAATTTAATACTAAGTGCGGAACATCTAGTAAATCTACCAAGTGCTTCTGATCTAAATCTTTTATTTATTATCTTAGCTACTTGTGTAGATGTTAACCCCTCATCAAATAGAGTAATAACATTATCTACTAAATCATCAGAATAGTTTCTTCCTCTATGCATTTCTTTTCCCCTATTATAAAACTTACCTTAACATATTTTGATTTATTATCTCTTGTATTCTTTCTTCAAGAGTGCTGATAGTTGTGTGTATATACCCTTGACCTCCTATCTTAGGATTAATTTTACTTTTTAAAATCTCTATCTCATTTTGTAAGATTTTAACATGATTATACATAGCTGTGTCTAATTGCATTAGTCTAACACCTTTACCTCTTCTTCTGGAATATAATCATGGAATGATTTATCAGTATCATCAGAAAATATTTTTAAGTCTGTTGTATAACTATTACCATCATAATCTGTAGACGTTAATGATACTGTAAAACATCTAAAATTATCATTATGATACTCTACAACTTTGATATTTGTTAGATTGTGTACTTGTAGTTCTGATGTTCTCATTTTAAATCTCCTCTGTTTCATCTGCGATTATATCAACTGCATCTGGATAGTCAAGTCTAAGATCACCCTCACAGTCAAAACTCTCCACTACTTCTACATAGCCTTCACTGCAATGTCCACACTTATAGATAGGGGAAGATGGATTTAGACTTAGTTGGTATTCTCCCTCACCATTACACTCAGTGCATCTAATTAAGAAGTCATATACTGGCATGTCTATTCTCCCTTTTCATTCTCTTCTTTTATTAATAAAATTTCTGCCTCTACATCAGCAGCATATACAGGCATACCATTTTGTATAAGCTTTGTCCGTATCTCATTATATCTTTCTTCTCTTGATATCTCTTCTCGCCAATCTCTACTCATTTTCTTTCTCTTCTTTCTTAATTTGGCTGACTAAGTTATGAAGTTTGTAATTCATTTTATATAAAGTTCTAAGATCTGATAGATACATATCTCCATCAAATTCTCTAAGCCTTTCACAAATATCATCTATATTATCACAGATGTTCTTTACATAAGAAAAAAGTGATATAGGGTCATTATCATGATTCCAATAATATTTTGGCATTACTCTTTCTCCCAATCATTTCCTACAAGGACCACACCGTTCCCATCTGTTATGTCTCTATAGCGTGTTTCGCCAAACTCGTTTTGATATTTCTCTAGTGGGTAGACGGTGACAGAAAACGAACTTTTGAAAGGATCTTCTTTACTTGGATATCCCCAAGATACATTAACAGTATATCTTGTATTATCTACCTGATCATATATATCAAACCATAAATCTGTTTCAGATATATCTTCCAAATTATTCTCAAAATCTATAGAACGATGTATAAAACCATCTATTTTTCTAAGGACAGTTTTAAGTATTCTATTTTCTAAATCATCACGCAGTTTCATTTTAAAGTCTCCTCTACAATTTTTAATTCTACTCCCGCCTCTGTCTCTATCCACACTTTAGCTCCACAAGATAGCGGTTTGTCTGGACTATACACTATCTTGCAAGGGCCATCAATAGCAACCTCGTGAGCATAGTCATTAGACTTGTATGTCTTACAAGTAATTACAGGATCACGTTCTCCAGTTTTGGCGTTACGTTTAATGATGTGCTGATTAATGTGGATTATTTTTTTCATTTGTTTACTCCTCTTAATCCATTCTCGAACTAGCGTAGGCATCAATGCCGTGCCTGTTTAAAACATCGGCATATGTTCTAGCGTATACCTCTTTGCGTTCCATCGACTGATTGTAATCAGATACCCAGAGATACAAACCCCCACCGTAATGTTTCTCAAACGCCGTATTCTTTTTGGCCCATCTAGCAAATGAGGTATTGCCCTTTGGCAGTCGGACTTCAGCAAACCCACATACACCATCATCTATCACCCAATTATTTTTGCCATCAGTGACGTGCATTGGGGTAGGCGTATGTTTCTTTACCGCCTGATGCGCTACAATGTGAGCCTCTAAAACTACTTGTTCATAGAATTGGTATCTCTTTTTGCGCTCTTTTGTCTCAGCCGAAATCTTTTCTCTGAGTGATTTGTATTGAGTAGTCATTTGTTTATCCTTCTCTCTTTATCTTGTTTTATCCAACAGGGGCAACAGATATTTTTACCCTTCAAGAGGACACCCTTCTCCCCTTTTTCACCTAAATATTTATTACATTTAATACATTCCATTACCTCTATCCTTCTTCATTACTTACTGATTACTTGCTGATTACTTACACAATTAGATCGACGTGCATTTGGCTAACTTGATCGGCACTGGTGAAGTGTTTTGGATATTTTGATGCAATAAACTCGCACCAATTATCCCACAGAAACTCACTACCACCAAGCTTCTCACAAGTTTCTATATACAATCTCGCTTTTGCGAGTGCAGTGTTTCTGGTTGTGGTTTTAGAAAACTTAAATGCGCTATCACTAAACCCAAACATTCTCAGATTGTGAGTATCAAGACAACCCACCTTGCCTATACATAACTGTAATACAAAGCCAGCCTTGACAATACCAATGCCGGGTATACTTGATACTGATAATATTTTTTCTGCTAGTGATAGATCAGGATCAAATATATCTTTGTGTAGTTGTTTGTAGTTTGCCAAGATAAACTCATACCCAAGCCTTTTTGTATTATTATTTAAATAAGGCGACTCTATACCTAGTGATCTTCTTTTCTCAATTATTATAGGTAAGAGATGAAATCTTTGTTGTATGCTATCAAGAACAAATAACATTGCCTCTTTTGTATATTTGGGATCTGCTTCACACGCCCTCTGTATTTCGTATTGATCTCTTTTATACATTTCTATCACCTCCCATACTCACAATACACCAGTATTGACTATGATCAATTTTAGTAATGGGCTGTTTTTTTAGTGCATCACTAAAAGCTTTATCAATTTCTATCAGTTGCTCCAGATTCAGATCTGCAAGCAATTCTTCCCAAAACTGTATATTATTCCAATCTTTGATATCCATTTATCTTCTCCTTCCGAATAAGTATTTTCTATTTCCGCATAGGTTTGGATATTCTTTTGCAAGTTTATAATCTTCTATAAATGCAAAAAGAAAACCTATAAAAGCTATAATAGACACCATTAAATTCATAGTACCTACTAATGGGTTTATATCTATAACAGGTATAGTCGCTATTAGAAATATAAAACTAATGAATAATAATCCTATTTTCATTTTACACCATCACCATTCCGATAAATATTATTACTGTTATTAATATACCAAATGCTACCCCTTCACACATTATTTTCATCATTTGTTTCCTCCAGACTTTATTGAAACTTCTTTGTACGCCTTGCTCCAATCAATAAGAGAGATTGTATAGCCCGACTTACATTTCTTAATTCTAGGATTGCTCCTCATAAAACTTTTTTCTGTGTATCTCATTTCCTCAATTCTATTTTTCGCCTTATCCCACGTTTTATAAAAACCCCAGTTCCACCGTGGCATACCATCCAAAATATCTTTGGTTTGCTGTTCATTCAAGTTAAACATTTGTTTCATCCAATCTGTTTATAATTTACACTGTAAACCATAGTTAATTAGTGGCCCATATCTTACAATTTATTCGCTTGTATATTGTCCTACTGATAGGCTTTGGTGCTGTATTAGTGTATTGTTTCCAACTTGTAAACACGTAAAAGTGGCCTAGTGCATCACCCTCGCAAGCATAGTGATAGCTGTTATTATAATTATCTCTGATATCAGTTACGAGATACTTGCCACTAGGTAGACGTTTGACGCTACCAATTAGGGAGTGGTCAAAAGTAACACGACCATCTGTAAGAAACTGTAATTTCATCGGATAACCTCGTTATGATTTACAGTGTAAACCATGAATAAAAGTAAAATGCAGACGTGCGAAAGTACCCCACGAAACGAGCCGTGAGGTTACTTCCGGTCTAGTGAGTGGGTTGATTAGTCGTTTACCACTTCTTTAAGAATATCAAGGACCATTACCATCAATTCGGGATCTTTGCCAAGTTTCTTGACTATCTTTTTGGCCTCGCCCTCCTTGGTTTTCTCACTATCTAAAATCTCTCGATAAGCTTTCCTAGTCTCTGTAAAGCTTTGCTCTAGCTGGCCGTTAGTGTCATACACTTTGATCATGATTGACACTACAGTTCTATAACACTTAGGAGGTTCTACCGTGCCTATTTTGGCCATAACAGGGTTACCGTTTTTATTCAGTACCGATTGACCCTCTGCCAATACCGGAACCTTGCGTTTAAAATCATTTGCCCTTGCGATATCATCCGCTATTGCTTGTGGGCTACCTGGCAACTCTCGGAACTTAGAGTGCAGTGCCTCGCAGAATGAAGCTTTCATGTCTGCGGTTGCCTCTCCGGTGCTGTCTACCTTGAACCCTGCTGCGACTATCTCATTTATTTCGGTAAGACCGTCAACAGGAGTTTCGTAATTGGTTTGATCTAACATTTTTGCAATCCCCTCTATGGTTTACAGTGTAAATTAAAGTGTGACATTTTTGCAACACTACCAGAACTTATTTCCGGTACTGTAGAATTAATCCATAGAGTTCCAGATATCAAGCCTAATGGTGCAAATAACAATAAATGAAAAAAATTAGTTCGATTTGGGTAACATTTAAAAAGATTTTAATACTATTCTTGAAATAATATTACAAGTTTCTGGCTCAGAGTAATATTCGTAAAGGTTTTAGTATCATCATTGAAATAATATTACAATCGTCCTATATATTATAATGTGTCATCCTACATGGTGGGGTGTTGTTCTCATTTTGTTCTATTTTCTGGGGGTTTGGGCAATAATGTTGCCATTCTGTTCTCTTAGAGGACGAAAATACTAGCTAGTTCCTCATTTGTTCTCTATTTGTTCGCCAAAAGGTATCTTTTATGGAACAAAACAGGAACAAAACAAGAACATTGCAGACCCTGCACAAAAAAAATGCATTGCATACGCTATATATATATGACCCCCACATATATTTAGCAAAATACTAGGGTCTATAATCAAAAAAGATATCTATAAGTGTTGTAAAAATGTCACAGTGCGGTACTAATTAGTTATTAATTAGATATTTTTTTATATTACTATTGTGGATAGCTATATAATACTGTATAATATACCTATAGAGTAACTAATTAGTAGCTAATTAACTACTAAGATATATTTTTTTTATAATTTTAATATTAATAATATAAAATATTACTATGGAACAACTAAATAGTAACTATATAGAGTCCTATATACAGCTTGAAGGGCTGTTGTCTCAGCAAGTTAATCAACAATGTAACACTGACTTCTTGTCTTTTGTAAGATTAGTAGCACCTAGTCTTGTGTCTGGCTTCAAAATGGGGCGACACATAGAAGTTATCTCAGAAAAACTACAACAAGTAGAGTCAGGAGAAATAAAAAGACTCATGGTCTTTCTGCCTCCACGATCTTCTAAGTCTGTTGTCTGCTCTAAACTGTTTCCCGCATGGTATATAGGTAGAAACCCAGAGCATGAACTCCTAACTATCTCACATAGTGACCAACTAGCCAGTGACTTTGGCAGATCAGTACGTGATATAGTAAACACAGAGGAGTTTCAAAAAGTATTTCGTGGTGTGTCTTTACGAAGTGACGTTAGAGCCGCAGGAAAGTGGAAGACAAACCAAAATGGTACGTATTATGCTGCTGGTGTACGTTCACAGATAGCTGGACGAGGCGCACATGTAGCAATCTTAGACGATGCTATGTCAGAGGAAGATGCAATTTCTAGTGCAGGTAGAAGATTTATAAAAGAATGGTATCCTGCTGGACTTAGAACACGTATTATGCCTAATGGTTCTATTGTTATAATAAATACAAGATATCATTATGATGATCTTTGTGGCTGGCTCTTAAAACAACAAGAGAATATGGGTGACTATGAAACGATACCGTGGGAAGTTGTAAAGATACCAGCGTGGTTAGATGAAGAAGCAGCAGATCTGTTAGATCTTCCGGTAGGATCTAGTTATTTTCCAGAATGGAAACCAGATAGTGTACTAAAAGTAGATGAGAATGAAATCAAAGCTTCTAATGGTTCTCGTTATTGGAATGCTCTCTACATGCAAGACCCTACACCTGAAGAAGGTGGCCTCATAAAAAAACGATGGCTTCAAAACTGGGAGTATGATGAGCCACCTACCTGTGACTTTGTAATACAAACTTATGATACAGCGTTCTCTACATCAAGCACTGCTGATTATAGTGTAATACAAACATGGGGTATCTTCTATATGTATAATCAAGATGATCAAGGATATGAAGATTATGCTCCTCACCTAATACTTCTTGGTAATATTAAAGGTAGATTTGAATATCCAGAGTTAAGAAAGTTAGCACAAAGATTATATAATCAACATAAGCCTGATGTCTGCATGATAGAAAAGAAAGCATCTGGTCAGTCTTTAATACAAGATATGCGTAGGGCTGGTCTACCTATTTTAGAATATATGCCTGATAGAGACAAGACTGCAAGGGTATACGCATCTACACCCATGATGGAATCAGGTAGAGTATGGATACCTACAAATAAAAAGTGGGCAGACGATCTAATAGAAGAACTCATACGTTTTCCAAATGCGGCCCATGATGATCAGGTAGATGCTTTGACAATGGCTGTGCATTATATGAAAGACTCGTGGCATCTTACACATCCTGATGATCCTGAGTATGAAGATGGTGAAAGAAGTAAAAGAGCAACTTATTGGAATATATAATTTGCGAATATTAAAAAAGTATGATATACTATAGTATATTAAAGTTTAGGGGAAATCATGTCAGCTACTTTTAGAAAAAGACCGGGTACTCGTGGCGTTGACTTACGAAGGTATGCTTCTACAGGTCTTCAAGCATTTGGTCCTGATATGCTTACTGAAGAAGACTATCTTAAATTAGGTGGTCCTGAAGCATCAGAATTTTTTAAAGAATATAAAGATGATCCTTTAATTACTGATCTTTTAAATAGATATCAATTTGCTCAGTATGATCCTGAGTACTCAGATTTTAGCTATGTAGTTGATTATGATGATCCTGCTTTTAAAGAAGGACCAATAACAGATTTTAATACAAGTGCTATTCGTCTTGTACAAAGACCAGAACTTGTTGACTTACCTATTCAAAGTTTAAATGATTTAAAAAAACAATTAGAGTTAGCCAAAGAAGGTAAGGGTTTTGGTGCTCCTGATGTAAGAGATGATCCCACATTAGCAGAAGAACAAAGATTAGAAAATTTTAAAGCACAAGCTAGAAAAGACTTTGTTAATTTAAAAGATTTTCTTGGTGAAGAAGTTAGTGAAGAAGAACGTGAACTTGCATTTAAAGCTAATATAGAAGAAGTAGACTATGGAGAAGATTTTACTCCTATAGGCGGTAGAAAAAGTTTAGAGTTTGAACCGATTAGAGATGTAGGTTCGGGATATGTAGCTCCAATATTTGATGAAGATTTTTTACCAAGAGAAAGACTTCAATCACGATTTAATCCTATAGATCCTGATCGAGATTTAGAATATACTCCTCTTGAAGAACTTCTAACTCCAGAACCTGATCCACCTAAACCCGAACCTGATCCACCTAAACCCGAACCTTTTCCTATAGTATATTCTTCTCAAGGTGGTTTGGTTGGACTACCTATTGTTGCTAGACAAGCTGGTGGTAATAGTAGCAATAGTAGTAGTAGTAGCAGTAGTTCTGAAAGTGAGTCTGAATCAGACAGACAACAACAACAACAAGATATGTATGATGAAGACTATAAAGATGATGACTTTGGTACAGATGACAAGTCAGGAGGTAATGGTCCTTCAGAAACAGATGAAGATAATATACAAGCACAAATAGATAAAATTAATCAAGAAATAAAAGACGAACAAGAGAAACAAGAAAGAGAAAAAAGACAAGCCGAAATAGCTGATTTTCGTGAAGAGTTTAATTTACAAAAATTTGAAGAAATTACTGATCCTACCTCTTTTGTTCCAGATCCAGAACCAGATCCAAAAACTTATGAACAGACAGTAGCAGAAGAAATTAAAGCAAAAACTGGTATTGATCCAGATCCAATAGATGTAAAAAATGTAATAGACGCTCGAATAGATGTTTTTGAAAAAGGATTAGATGTTGATGTAGGAATAGATTTTCAAATAGATCCTGATGATCCTACTGGTAAACCTGAAAGTTCAACACTAGGTTTTAGTGGACCAGATGCGGCTGATTATGCTTTATCACAAATAGCTGAAGCTTTTGGAGCAGGGTTAGATCTTGCTGAAGATTTTGGTAAGGGAATGTATGCAGTGACCCCTACTGCATTACTTACAAGTGGATTATTTGGAGATCCAAAAGATAAATATTCTGTGGGTGCTAGAGCTATGCAAGAATTTGGATTTGATGTTCCATTTCCAAATGCTTTAGATAATATTAAAAGTGCTCTTGGTTTTAGTCAAGCAGAAACAATTAAAGGTCAGTCTCCTGATCCAACAAGTATTACAGGACAAGATTTAGAAGCCTTAAATAAAAGTGAGTTAGATAAATTAAGTTTTCAAGATAGAAATGAAGTTGAAGCTAAAGCAGAAGATTTAAGTAAAGTAGCTAATATATCATATAATCAAGCATTAGCTGTGGCATTAGATGATTATTTTGGAATGGGTTCTAATTTTGAAAGTTAATAAGGATTAAATAAAATATGGCTGTAGAACAAAATCCACTTGAGCAGATACCTCAAGAAGAAAATATTAAAATAGCTCCTGAAGCTATGATGGAAGATAATCTAAACGCTACTTTTGAAGTAGACGATGATGGTGGTGTTATTGTAGACTTTACTGAAAATACAGAAATGGAAGCTACAGGCTCTGTTGCTGAATGGTTTGGCAATATGGTAGAAGAGTTAGATGATGAAGATCTAGCTGACATAGCTAATACTGTTATTGAAAATTTTGAAGCAGATAAAGACTCTAGACAAGAGTGGGAGTCTATGTTTGAAAAAGGCTTTGATCTTCTTGGTCTTAAACTAGAACATGGATCAGAACCATTTGAAGGTGCGTGTACAGCAGTTCATCCATTACTTATTGAGTCTGCTGTTAAATTTCAATCAAAAGCTTCTAATGAATTGTTTCCTTCAAGCGGCCCTGTTAAAACACAGATTATAGGACAAGCTACACAAGAAAAAGAACTACAAGCTAATCGTGTTCAAAACTTTATGAACTATCAACTTACTGAGCAGATGCCAGAGTATTTTGATGAGTTTGAAAGAATGTTGTTCCATCTTCCTTTGATTGGTTCTGCATTTAAAAAGATGTATTACGATGCTACAGTTAAACGTCCTAAGTCAGAGTTTATACCTATAGATCAGTTCTATGTGTCTTACTATGCCACTGACCTTGGTAACGCAGATAGATATACGCATTTAATTTATCGTAGCCCTGTAGAAATACAAAGAGACATTAGGGCTGGTGTTTATGAAGATGTTGATCTACCAGAACCTTCTATGGGAGCCATAACTGATTTTGGAGAAAAGATAGATACTATTATTGGTTTGTCTCCCTCTTCAGATAATGATCCACAATATGTTTTATTAGAGCAACATTGCTATTTAGATATAGAAGAAGAAGGAGAACTTCTTCCCTATATCATAACTGTTGAGAAAGATTCTCGACAAGTACTAAGTATTCGTAGAAACTATAAGGAAAACGATGCAAACAAAGAGAAGATAAATCATTTTGTCCACTATAGGTTTGTACCCGGCTTTGGTTTCTATGGATTTGGTCTTATACACTTCTTAGGCAATCTCACGATGTCAGCAACTGCTGCAATGCGGTCCCTCATAGACGCAGGTCAGTTTGCTAATTTACCGGGAGGGTTTAAGGCCAAAGGTGTAAGGATGGTTGGTGACAATGATCCTATATCACCCGGCGAGTTCAAGGAGGTTGAAGCAACTGGTGTAGACTTATCAAAGGCTATTGTTCCTCTCCCCTACAAAGAGCCTTCCTCTACTCTATTCCAGATGTTAAATTTCGTAACTGCTGCTGGTCAGAAGTTTGCGGATAGCACAGAGCAAGTTATCTCTGATGCTGCCTCCTATGGACCCGTTGGTACAACTATGGCACTATTAGAAGCATCAAGTAAATTCTTTAGTGCGGTTCATAAAAGATTACACAAAGCACAAAAAGATGAATTTAGAATATTAGCACGTATTGATTTTGATTATCTACCTACACAATATCCATATGATGTACCATACGAATCTCGTAATATATTTAAGAGAGACTTTGATGGTCGTATAGATATTCTTCCTGTGTCTGATCCTAATATTCCATCTAATGCTCACCGCATGATGATGGCTAATATGGCATTACAGATGGCACAACAATCTCCACCGGGGATGTTTAATCTTGAAGCACTTAATCGTACAATATTAAATGCAGCTAATATGCCTAATATAGATCAGATACTTCCACCAAAGATTGAGCCTCAACAACTTGATCCTGTATCTGATATTATGGCAGCAACTAAGGGTGTTCCTATTGCAGCTTTTCCGGGTCAGAATCATGATGCACATATTCAAACAAAGATGGCATATTTACAAGATCCACAAAATGGTGCTAATCCAATAATGGAACGTATTGCTCCAATCTTACAAGCTAATATTCAAGAACATTCTATTATGAAATATCAAGAGCAAGTAAGTGGTGTAACACAACAATTAATGCAGCAAGTTCCACCAGAGCAAGCACAGAATCCATCTGTAATAGAAATGGTAATGGCTCAAGCTGCACAACAAGTTCTTAGTGCAAATCAAGCAATGGGTATGGCTCAATCTCCAGAACAACAACTTGTAGCACTTGAACAAGCAAAAGTAGAACTTGAAAAACAAAAGCTACAATCTGATACGGCCAGTGATGCAGCAGAGTTAGAACTCAAAAATAAAGAGCTTGAAATAAAAGAGACTGCTCAAATTATAGATATGTTAAAAGTTACAGGTCAAAGTAAAATGAAAGAAGAACAGGCTCAACTTAATCGTGAGTCTAAAGAAGCTATTAAAGAAGCAGAGATACAAGCTAAAATACAAATAGAAGAAAGTAAACTAGAACTTGATCAAAGAAAAGAATTAGCTAAATATATGTCAGATATGTTAAAGAAACAAATGGAAGATCAAAAAGAAATAGATCAAACAGCCATTGAAAATATGTTAAAAGTAGCGAATCAACAAATAACGGAGATGAGAAATGATGCAGAAAGGTAAAGGATATCTTGAGAATGTAAAAGAAACTGATACAACTTTTGGTGACGCATATGCTCAAGACGTAACTGGTGGACGTAATATTCGTTCAGCACTTAATAAATGGGATGATTATTCTTGGAAAGGTGAGGAGAAAGGAACACTTAAATAATAATGGAAATATGGAATGAAATTGTTTTAGAGTTTAATGAAGAAATAGACAAACTAAAAAATAATCTTGGTGAAGGTATGGCTGAAGATTATTCACACTATAGACAAATAGTTGGTTCTATTGTTGGTATACAATGGGCCAGAGATAACTTAACTTCAATTTACAAAAAACGTCTACACATGGAGGATGACGAATAACATGCAACAAGTACAAATGGGCGGGGCATTAAAAAATGATTTATGGATTACTGATCCAGAAGAAAAACCTGATCCATCACCACTACCTGATTTACCGGGATATCATGTCCTAGTTCGTCCAGTATCAGTAAAAAGTAAAACTAAAGGTGGTATCTTTATTCCTGACTCAACAAGGGAAGACATGTCATATCTTACCACAGTTGGTCAGGTTCTTGCAATGGGAGATCTAGCATATTGTGAAAAAGATAAGTTTCCAAATGGAGCATGGTGTAATGTAGGAGACTATGTATGCTATGGAAAACATACTGGAACAAAGCTTTTTTACAAAGGTGTTCGTCTAATACTTTTATTTGATGATCAAATTAGTATGAGAGTACCTGATCCAAAAGATCTTGATCCTACATTTAATTTAACAAAAGGGTCTGCATGATTTGTGATATTTAACTTTTTGTGATATAATAGTAAAAAAACGTAATCGTTTAGGTCGTGACTAGCGGAGAAAATAATGAGTGATCAAAATGAGGGATGGGACACTATTGAAGTTCCATCAAAAAATGAAGATAATAAAATAGAATTTGAAGTTGAGGGTGAAGAAGAAAAAGAAGAAGTTCTTGAAACTGTAGAAGAACAACCAAAAGAAGAAGTTGTTGAAGCTGCACCTCAAGAAGAAGTTCAAGAACAACCTAAAGAGTTAGATGGTATTAAAACTAAAGGTGCTGAAAGAAGAATTAGACAACTTGTAAAACAACGTAAAGAACGTGAAGAACAAATTCAAAAATTAATAGCACAAAATGAAGAGTTACAAAAAAGTTTAAAAACTAAATCTAATGATTTAGCACAAGTAACAAGTTCAAGTATTAATACAAATGAACAAAATTTAGAAAGAACAGTTGAACTTGCAAGAGCAGCATATCTTGAAGCTTTTGATTCTGGTGATAAAGATAAAGCTTTAGCTGCACAAGAAGCTTTAACAGAAGCTAAATCAGAATTAAAGTCAATACAAAATTGGAAAACTAGATTAGAAAGACAAGTTAAACAAAAAGAACAAGAACAACCACAACAACAGGTTCAACAGCCACAACAACAAACTCAAGCTGTAGATCCAAAAGCTCAAGAGTGGGCTGAAGAAAATGAGTGGTTTGGTAAAGATACAATTAAAACTGCTGCTGCATTAGCACTAGATGCAGAATTAAAGAATGAGGGATATGACCCTAATGATGACGAATTTTATGAAGAAATTGACAAACGGTTGGAAACGGCTTTTGGTCAAACTTCGCAGCGTGTGCAGGATAACACGAAAGAACCTGCTCAAGTGGTGTCGGGGAGTTCACGCTCATCTCCGACCTCTAGTAAAAAAGTTAAGCTTTCGAAAGAAGACGTAAGACTTGCTAATAAATGGGGTATCCCACTTGAACAATATGCCGCTGAGAAAATGAAAGTTACTCAGGCTGACGGTGAATATACGAATATAACATAGCGTGGAGGAAAATATGACACGAAATGAATCACGTACTAAAAGTCAAAGAGAAAATTCAGTGAGAGAAGAACAGTGGACATTTGAAGAGCCTAATGCTCTTGATATTCCTGAAGCTGTACAGCAGAGGTTTGATCAAGAACAAATGGCATTACGTTGGATACGAGTCTCCCTTCAAGGCCAAGATGACTATATTAATGTTGGTAAAAAACAACAAGAAGGTTGGGTGTTCGTTGATCCTGAAGAAGTACCTGAAATGGCTTTATCCTCTGTCGTGAAAGAGGGTGGCAGGTATCATGGCACAGTAAGTCGTGGAGACTTAGCTCTTGCTAAGATACCAGCAGGAAAAGCAAAGGCTAGACAGAAATACTATGAAGATAAAGCTAATAACATGATGGATGCAGTTAATGCACAACTCATGAAAAATTCTGATTCTCGTATGCCTATTTCTAATACTAGCCGTTCTGTTACAACCAGAGGTAGACAACCGTCTTTTCAAGACTAACTGCCTCTTAATTATTAAGGAGAATGAAACATGTCTAGTACCGCAGCATTTCGTGGTTTCATTCCTGCTCGTAAAAAAGGTGGTAACTATAATAATGAAGCTGTCACGGATACCATTGAGATTACCTCAACTGGTATGACAGGTAGCCCCACGAACAAAATCTTTACTGGTGATCCAGTGGTTTTGCCGGGTGCTAACTTCGCTACTATATCTCCATTTATTGCTGCAACTCTGAAGCCTTCTGGAGTTTTCATGGGTTGTCAGTATGTAGAAAATGGAGAGCAAAAGTTCTCACGTTTTTGGCCGGGTACTGTATCAGCCACGGATATTAAATTCTTTGTAATAACTGATCCTGATCAGACTTATTACATTCAAGCATCTCTCACCGTTTCAGCGGCTGAGTTGCTTGTTGTTAAAAACTATAATGTGACCGTTAGCTCAACTGCTTCTAGTGGTAACACAGTTACAGGTCAATCCAGCTACTATCTTGATGGTGCGTCTGGTGTTGAATCTGCTGCTGCTGTTCGTGCGATTGGCAGAGCTAAGTTTCCAGACGAGGGTAGCGATGATGCGAAACCAATTCTTGAAGTTTGGTTGAACCATCACCGTGATCGTTTTGTAACTGCTACGGCATCAACGGCTTAATAAGGAGGGTTTATTATGGCTATTAATAGAGCTAGTATTAGCAAACAACTCCTTCCGGGTCTAAATGCTGTATTCGGGATGGAGTATGGAGAGGTCAACGATGAACACGCACCTCTCTATGAAACTGAAAATTCAGACCGTGCTTTTGAAGAGGAAGTGCTCTTCACTGGTTTTGGTACTGCCCCTGTAAAGGGTGAAGGTGCAACCGTTATCTTTGATGACGCACAAGAAAGCTTCACGGCTCGTTATACACACGAGACGGTGGCTCTTGCCTTCGCTGTCACAGAGGAAGCAATGGAAGACAATCTATATGATTCGTTTGCCAAGCTTCGTGCTCGTGGCCTTGCTCGTGCAATGGCGAATACCAAACAGGTGAAAGCTGCTAACCTTTTCAATAATGGTTTCTCTGACACCATTGGTGATGGTGCTGCGTTCTTTTCTGCCGCACACCCCACAATCTCTGATGGTAATCAGTCTAACCTTCTTGCGGCGGCTGACCTTACAGAAGCAACACTTGAAACTGCTCTTACCACGATTCAGAAACTCAAAGATGATCGTGGTATTTTGATTGGTGCAAGTGCTGTTTCACTTCATGTTCCTGTTGACTCATGGGCGATTACAGATCGTATCTTGGCAAGCCCCGGCAACACTCAAACGAGTGCGGCAGCGGCAAACCCAAATACGAACGCTATAAACGCTACTCGTCACTTGGGCATGATTCCAGAAGGTTACTTTATCAATCGCAGGTTTACGGATACGAACTCGTATTTCATTAAGACAGATGTTCCTAATGGTACGAAAATGTTTGTCCGTTCTCCACTTCAAACAAAGATGGAGCCTGACTTTGATACTGGTAACTTGCGCTTTAAGGCACGAGAGCGATATAGCTTTGGTGTATCTGATTGGCGTGGCTTCTTTGGAAGTGCTGGTTCTTAATAAGAGCGAGGGGGTGGCACTATGTCACCTCCTCCTTTATTACATGGAGAATATAAATGGCTTCAAATATTAAAGTAGCACACAATGTAAGCAGTGATGGTGCAATCATAACAGGATTTAGATTTGTAGATGCACCAACAGTAACACTAGGTGGCGAGGGTGATGGATCTAATCCTGTACCCACAGTTAATCGTATTGTTGCTATACATACTTTTTCTACTGTTGCAGGTGAAATTGCAATATCAGGTAGTAAACAAATTACAAATAAAACAGCAAAAGGTAATGCTATCCACTATCGGGTAGGTGCTACAGACTCAAACGATATGTACATAGGTGATATGGGTGTTCCTGTTCATGGTATTGTAAGTGTATCTGTATCAGGAGTTGATGCTCCTACGATTACATTATATGTAGGTTAGTATGCCTAATTTTGCTCAACTAAAATCAGATATCCAAGAGACTTCTGAGAATGATGGCACTGAATTCACCAGTGCTATTACTGGTTTTATACAACGAGCAGAGTTTCGTCTTGTAAAAGATCTTGATGATTTTGGATTAGATGAATTTACAAATGTTTCTGTATCTTCTGGTAATGCTGGTGCAGTAACTCTTAATGATCGTGTACGTGTAGTTCGCAATGTAAACTATGTAGTTAGCACTGGAACTACCGTTACTAATTTATTACCACGTACTTTTGAATATGTCAAGGACTATTGGCCTGTTAGTGCTTCTACTGGCACACCACGTTATTATTCTAGAAAAGATAATCTTACATTAAAAATAGTTCCAACCCCATCCTCTGTTATTACAACAGAAATACAAACTCAATCTCAACCACTACCTTTAGCATCTGCTACAGGAACAAGTGTAACAACAACTAATTATTTTAGTGAGTATTGTTATAATGCTTTGTTTTATGCTTCTTTAATGGAAGCTACAATGTTTAATAAAGATTGGAATAATCTACAGTTTTGGGAAGCACAGTATGTAGTGCAAATTCAAGCACTACGTAATCAAGCTAGAAGAACAAGACAAGATGATATGGCTGTTGCAGCATCACCTGCTGGTGGCCCAAATACAATACAACCAACAGCACCATAGGAGAGTTATCATGGTAAAAGGAGCTTTAAAACCTATTGATCCTGAAACACAGCCGGGACTAGCAGCCTTAAAAAAAGAAAGTCCAGAAACAGTTAATAAAATGGGATATGCAAAAAAGGGTGGCAGAATAGTTGCTGCTATGACAGGTGGTCAAATTGTATCTATGATGTACGATGATTAGTAGATCAAGTGTTAGACAACAGATATCTAAACCACCTAAAAAGAAACGAAAGAAAAAGAGGAGAAAGAAATGATTGGACCTCATACATTAATTAAACGTCCACATAACTTAGATGAGATTGTAGGTAGACCTACTGGACAAGGCTATGGTGCTGCACGTAAAGGTCCAGATGTAAAAGGACCGCCTCAAGATGTAGTTGTAGATGAAGACTACACTCAAGGTAAATCCTTTAAGGTGGAGGGTTAATTATGGCTTTACCATTAATACCAATAGTAATAGGTTCAATAATTAGAATGGCAGCACCTAAAGTTGCTAAAATGTTAATAAAAAGAGGTATTGGTAAAAAAGCATCTCAAGCTGCTGTTAATAAATTACGTTCTCCAGCAAAAAAAATAAGTGCTAAAGATGCTAATAAATTAGCAACAACTCAAAAAAATGTTCCTAAAGGACCGGGAAGTAGACCAGTTCCTGTTAATAAAGCTTATCAAACAACTAAAAGTGGTCGTGTAAAATTAAGTTCTTCAGGTAAACCAATGCTTAAAAAAACTAAACCACCTAAAAAGAATGTAGAATCAGCAAAAGATCAGGCAAAAGGTTTATTAAAAGCAGGAACAGTTTTAGGGACTGCTGCTGCGATAGGTTCTGCACTAAAAAAAGAACCTCCAAAAGCTTCTGGACCTAATATTCCTACACCTAAAAGAAAACCAAAACCTCCAAAACGTGCTACTGAATCAATTCCAGCAGGGGGATTTGATGCAGGTGCAATGAAGCCAAAAGCTAAAGCTAAACCTAAAGCTAAACCTAAAGATGAAGCAATGTCTATGGGTGAATACTTAGAAGGTGCTGTTGGTATGAGAGGAGCAAAAGGACTAGAGGGTGCAAAGCGTAAAGTTAAGACACCTTTAGGTACACTAACTTTTGATACAAGTGATGATGCTTTTGAACCTGATGTTGAAAATAAAGCAGGTGGTCGAATTAAGCGTCAAGCAGGTGGTAAAGTTCGTGGTGTAGGCCAAGCTATAAAAGGTTATGGTAAAGCTACTTACTCAGACAAAATGTTTTGATGGCTATAGATATTGATAATAGTAAAATAAATTATGATATAGTTAAACCTAATCGTGAAGACTATACAGACTTTAAAGTATATTGGTCTGATTTATGTTACTATCTAATTCAAAAATATAAAGATACTTATGTAAAGGTATAGTGTGGTAATAGACAGTAGAGAAAATGTATCAAGTCAAATGAAAGCGACTGAAAGAGATATTCAGCCGTTACCTGCTGATATTGATCGAAGTCTAAGTCTTTCAGAAACACTTGGAGACATTTATGATAAAATGCCTACTCAAGATAAGATTGCTCTTTTAACAGCACCAATTCCTATTGTTGGAGATATCGCTGGTGGTGTAGCTGATGTTATGGCTATTAAAGAAGATCCTAGTGCAACAAATATAGGTTTAGCTTTGGCTGGTTTATTACCTTTTGTACCTTCAGGTGGTGTAACTAAAGCTGGTTTAAAAGCAGCAGCAAGTCAAGCTTTGCCTCAAATACCTAATTATCTTAAATATTTTTATAGTGGTAACCCAATAGCAAAAACATATGGTATAGGAGAAGGTGGATCACAAGGATTAGCTAATATTATAGAAGCTAGATATTCTCCAAAAGCAAGAGCATTATTTAAAGAAGAGGGTATATCAGTTGCTGATCAAAAAGTTGCTAAAGAAAATTTAAAAAAATTATTAGAAGATAAAGATTTAAATAAAGACACATTAGTATCAAAACTAGCTGAATCAAAATTAGGTAAATCAAAATTAGGTAAAAAAATTTTAGAGAAGTTACCTGAAGAGAAAGCTCCATCACCCGGTAAAATAAGTACAGGGCAAGGCAGACAAAGTACTCTTTTTGCAGATCAATATAGTAATCCTTCTAAATTTCGTAGAGGAATTGAAGGTATAGATGAGGTAGGTTTTGGTAATTTAAATCCTGATGAATATACAAAAATTTTAAAAGAAGTAGGTGGTGAATCTACAGGATTGCGTAAAGAAGATTTTAATGCTGTATTTGATCAAATGAAAAAAACTCAAAATGTAAATCCAAATAAAAATTATAGAATGACTGTTCGTAGAACTAATACACAAGCTGCTGGTAATTTAGACAATGCTGTTTTTAAAAGAAAAATATTTGGAGGAAATAGTGCAACTAATTTAAAAAATGATGTATTTAAAGGAAAAAAATTTACAGGTAAAAAATCTAATGAAAAATTTTTAAAAGCATTACAAGAAAATAATGTTAGAGTTGAAAATCCTAAAGAAGTATTAAAAGGTAAACCAGCTATTGTAGAAGGATCTATTAAATCAGATGCGATAGAACTTGGTGGAGTTAATTACACATCTGCTATAAAAAAAGATGGTACTGGTGTTTCTTTTGTAAATGATGAAAATGATTTATTTAATGCTAAAATTCCATTAACAAATCTAAGACTTTCTTTAAAAGCTCCACTTGCAGATAGAATGATAAGTGTTTCTACCCCTATACCAATAGATTTTTTAAAGAAAGAAGGTAATGTTAAGCGTGTTTCAAAAGGACTTGCTAAATCGGAAAAAGCTTTACAAAAAGCTAAAAAGATTAGAGCAGAAAAAGTTGAAAAAGATTTATTAAAAAAATATCCAAAATTAATAGATACTAAACTTAAAACTCCACAAGGAATGACTAAAGCACAATTTTATACAATGCAAGTTGTTGCAAAAATAGAACCTAGTAATCCAGACTATTCTAGACTTTTAAAAGAAGTAGGTCTTGCGGCTCCACTTAGAGCATCTAAACCTTTAGCTAGAGAAGAAGAGAGTAGAAAACGAGGTGGGTCTGTAATAGAACGTAATCCATATAACTATCAACCAAGAGCAATATAGTGGCTGTACGTAAACGAAAAAGAAAAGGGACAGGTATGAAAGGACTGACCATTAAAGGTGGTCATAAACGTCCTACTAAAACTGGTGCAGGTATGACTGCTAAAGGTGTAGCTGCATACAGACGTAAGAATCCCGGTTCTAAATTACAAACAGCCGTAACAGAAGCAAAACCTAGAACAGCAAAAAGAGCAGCAAGGCGAAAGTCTTTCTGTGCAAGATCAGCGGGGCAAATGAAAAAGTTTCCAAAAGCAGCTAAGAATCCTAATAGCCGCTTGAGACAAGCACGTAGAAGATGGAGATGCTAAAATCAAATGTCCTATTTAATATCGAACATCCCTCATTTTAAATGTTGGGTTCGTAAAGAGTTTACAACTAATCATGAAGAATATCAAGGAGAATACTTACACGCTTTAGCTTTTGCAGTTAATACTATACCAGACAGATCATTAAGTTTTCAAGTAGTATTTACTGGATGTGATGAAGAAGAAAATATACATGGTGGAGCTATGTGGGCTAGGATGCCAATAGCTGCATTAGTAGCAGACACAGAGTTAGATGAATGGCCTGAGTTAATGCCTACACATTTTGTTCAACCTTGGGACTGCTCTGCTAGAAATCATAGTGTAATAGTTATGGATAGAATATCTTCTAGTCCGTGGCTTTGTAAAATAAATGGAGAGTTTTATACAGGTCGTTATATGTTTACAGTAGATTATACAGACAGTTATATTTCTGATGATCCAGCACAACATAAACAATCACATGTATTAGAACTTATAGATGCAGATGAATTTACAGGTAATATTGTAGCGTTGCCTAATAACAGAGTAAGAGTAACTAATCCTGCTTTATGGGTTACTGGAGAAGGAGCACCAGATTTTACACCAAGTCAATATGTACATTCAGCAGAGATAGATAATAGTTATATGAATCCTAATATTACTTTTAACAACTTATATGCAGAGGAGTGTGATCCAGATGATGAAAAGAACGAAGATGAAGTCTAAAGGTGGAACAGTAAGACGTATGCGTGGTGGTAAAGCTACTAAGTATAAGTCTAGAGGTGGTGCTTTGAGAAGAATGGGTGGTGGCAAAGCTACTAAATATCGCTCTCGTGGTGGCACAGCAAGACGCATGGGTGGTGGTAAAGCTACTAAGTATCGTTCTCGTGGTGGTCGTGCTAGGTAATGGCTGACCCTAAAAAAGGCACAGGTAAAAAGCCAAAAGGTTCTGGACGCAGACTTTATACTGATGAAAATCCAAAAGATACAGTTAGTATAAAGTTTGCTACTCCAGCAGATGCAAGAGCTACTGTGGCTAAAGTTAAACGAATTAAAAAACCATATGCACGTAAAATACAAATACTTACAGTTATGGAACAACGTGCAAAAGTTATGGGTAAGAATGAAGTTGTACGAATAGCTAAACAAGCAAAGAAGGTATTAAAAGATGGCAATCAAAAGAGCAAAGCCAAAAACAAAAAGAAAAAAAGGATCGCCTAGACCGCTTAATCCTAGTCTCTATGCACGAGTAAAGGCAGAGGCTAAACGTAAATTTAAGGTATATCCAAGCGCATATGCAAACAGTTGGTTAGTACGTACCTATAAAAAACGTGGTGGTAAGTACGCATGAGTTTAAAAGAATGGTTTGGAAAAGGCCCAAAAGGTGATTGGGTTGATATTGGTGCTCCGAAGAAAAAGGGCAAGTTCCAAGCCTGTG